TGTTTAGAAGGACGCAGTTGGCGTAAGGACTATTACGAGCCTTATAAACGCAATCGCAAAGAAACTCGTGACGCTATGAGCCCACGTGAAGCAGAAGAAGATAAAGTGTTTTGGGAAATCTTTGACGAGTTTAAAGAGTTTGTTACAGATAAAACAAACTGCACAGTTTTGCACAATCCTGTGTTAGAAGCAGATGATCTTATTGCAGGTTGGATACAGAATCACCCTAATGACAATCATGTTATTATTTCAACAGACGGTGACTTTGCACAACTAATTGCACCCAATGTTCGTCAATACAATGGGGTAAGTAATACTACTATTACTAATGAAGGATATTTTGATGACAAGGGCAAGGCCGTGTGCGATAAGAAGACAGGAGAGCCAAAGTCTGCTCCTGAACCCGAATACATGCTTTTTGAGAAGTGTATGCGTGGTGACACTAGCGACAATGTTTTTAGTGCCTACCCTGGTGTGCGCAAGAAAGGCACAAAGAACAAAGTAGGATTGCAAGAAGCATTTGCAGATAAACAAACAAAAGGCTACAACTGGAATAACATGATGCTACAACGTTGGGTAGATCATGAAGGTGTAGAGCATCGTGTGCTAGATGATTATACACGCAATGTTACATTGTGTGATTTAACTGCACAACCCGAACACATTAGACAAGAAATAAATAACACTATTCAAGCGGTAGAATGTAAAAATATTTCACAAGTTGGTATGAGACTTATGAAGTTTTGTGCTCGTTGGGATTTACAACGTATTGCAGACAATGCAGCACAATTTGCAGAGCCGTTACAAGCGAGGTATTCACATGTCAATTAAAGCTAATCCTATTTTGCAAGACAAGTTTTGGATTGTAGAGGAACAAGGAGAAAAAGTAGGAACACTCACTAAAAATGATGATGGATATATTTTTAGTAAGAAGGGCAAGATAAGTTTTTTTCAATCAGCAAAAGACATTAATAATGAGTTTGGTAAAAATTTCCTTACTGCTAAAATTACCACACCTGAAGATAATAAAGAATTAAGTGTGCATGGATATCCTACACGTAGCACACCATTTAATAGCATGTATGATATTCAAAGAAAACTTCCGTTGTTTACTAAAAGTGAAAAAAGTAAAAGCATTTATTGTGCTGGATTTTATCTAATACGATTTAATATTAACTGGCTTAAAAGTTTTTGCCCTAAATTAATTACAGTTGAAGAAAATGATTATATGGGTCCATACAAAACTGAAATCGAAATGAAACTAGCACTTAGCAATGTCAAACGATCCCATTAATACCGGCCCCATACAAGCATTTATAAAACAAGTTCAAGCTGCTGAAAACAGTCGTGCTAAAGAAGTTCGTATGGATATTACACAAGCTAAAAACCTTTCATTTACATTAGGCATAGTAATGAGTAGATTACATGGCGATCTTGAAAAATTTGTGAAAGAAAATGCAGGCGGGGGCTCTGACGAAGTCATACAAGTGCAAATTGGTGGCACTGGTGATTGGCAATAACATATTGCAGAAATGATAAATATATGCGTATATAACTAAGGATACGCATATGAGTAGACCAAAGCCAATTGTTTTATGTGAATTTGTTGACGGAAAAACCTACAAAAGTGAGCAAGTGCTCGATGCCGAAGCCATATGGGCAGTATTCTACAAAGATAAACCTTTCAACTTAAAATCGCAAAATAAACTTACAAACTATCCTGGACCAAAATATAAAAAAACAAGTTTTTCAAATCCAGGACACGCAAAAAATCTAGCCAAAAAGTTAAACCAAATATTTAAAACTGACGAATTCAGTGTTTACAAATTAACCGCAGGCGAAAAAATGTAAATGAACAAACGTGTATTCACAAAACTTTTTCTAAAACAATTAAACAAAGCAACCAGTGAAGAAAATGTTGCACAATATATGCACATTTGGTGGCAAAACACAAGAGAAAAAGATGTTGGAGGGTTACGTCTTACAGAAGCAGGATTTGATATGTTATCCGAAATAGATCTAACATCGTATCATATACCGTATCCTCCTGACATGCCCTTGACTACACAAGTAATTATATTTTTAGACCAATTTATTGATTGTCCATACTACTTAACAAACAAAGGCATTCACGTCACAAATGAAAAGAAAGCTGTCGAACTTACACTATTCAGTGGAGACTTGCGTAAGTATGGTATTACAAAAGCAATGAAAAGATCAGAAAATCTTCCAAATAAAGGTTGACCTTTACGTTTTTTATGCTATATTAAAGTATAGGCACTGAAAACAATGAGGAATACAATATGTCAGATTTAAGAACAGTTTCGCCAAACAAGGCAAAAAATAGTTTGCGCCGGGCTATGCGCAAAAAACGTCCTGTGTTTGTATGGGGTCCTCCAGGTATTGGTAAGTCAGATATTGTAAAACAGGTTACTGATAGTTTTCCTAACAGTCATCTGATTGATATTCGACTATCTCTTTGGGAACCCACAGACATCAAAGGTATCCCATACTTTGATAGTAATCAAAGTAAAATGGTTTGGGCTCCACCCATGGAGTTGCCAGATGAAGAAATGGCAGCAAAGTATGATCATATTACTTTGTTCCTAGACGAAATGAATTCTGCGGCACCAGCAGTTCAGGCAGCAGCCTATCAGCTGACACTAAACCGTAGAATTGGTAATTACCGTTTGCCAGACAATGTTATGATTGTTGCGGCAGGTAATCGCGAAGCAGATAAAGGTGTTACTTACCGTATGCCTGCTCCGCTTGCAAACCGCTTCGTTCACTTAGAACTTGCTGTCAATTTTGATGATTGGCAGGAGTGGGCTGTTGCGAATACAATTCATAAAGATGTTGTTGGTTATTTGACATTTGCCAAAGGCGATCTTTATGATTTTGATCCACGTAGTTCTAGCCGTTCGTTTGCTTCTCCTCGCTCATGGACATTTGTAAGTGAACTTATCAGCGACGACGACGGAGACGAAGCAACCACTACAGATCTTGTTGCTGGATCTGTTGGTGAAGGACTTGCAATCAAGTTTATGGCGCATAGGAAAATTGCAGGGCAAATGCCCAATCCAAGCGATATTCTTGCAGGCAAAGTTAAAGAGTTGCAGACACAAGAAATCAGTGCCAAGTATTCCTTAACTGTATCTCTTTGTTATGAGCTTAAAGAAGCAAGTGACAAAAATGATAAGAAGTTTGACGATAAAGTTAACAACTTCTTACGCTTTGCAATGGACAATTTTGAAACTGAGTTGGTTGTAATGGGCATAAAGCTCGCACTTACACAATACTCGTTGCCAATTGATCCAGACGCTATTGAGTGTTTTGACGAATTCCATGATCGTTATGGTAAGTATATCAAGGCAGCTCAGAGTGTGTAAGACGCCATATGGGTGGGCAGAATTAATTTTCTGCCCATCTTTTCTCTTGACAAAAGTAAATAGTAGTGTATTATATATGTATAGGCACTGAAAGAGGAATACAATGTTAGATTTTTTACCGCAATATGTTGCAATGAAAATGTCAACAGAAAAGACAGCATCTGAACTTAGAACATGGCAACCAGATCCTGATCTCACTGATGCACAACTTGACGAAATGGACAAAGAAGTATATGAGCGTATTATTACAGCTCGTGTAGGACTACTATTACGTCATCCGTTTTTTGGTAATATGGCAACACGTTTAAAAATACAACGTGCCGATTGGTTGCCTACTGCCGCAGTTGATGGTAGAAACTTGTTCTATAATGTGCAGTTCTTCAATGCAATGGACAATAAAGAAATCGAATTTGTTCTTGCACATGAAATCTTACACATGGTATTTGATCATTTAGAACGCAGAGATGACAGAGATCCACGCCTATACAATATCTCTGCAGATTACATTGTAAACAATACATTGGTAGATGAACGCATAGGCACCATTCCTAGTATTGTAAATTGCTTTCAAGACTTCAAATACAGAGGATGGACTTCAGAAGAAGTATATGACGAACTTTTTGAAGAAGCTGAAAAGAATGGTAAAGAATTTTTAGAAAAACTTGGAGAAATGCTTGACGAACACATCGACTGGGAAGGCGACGGTGACGACGAAGGCAAAGGTGGTAAGGGCAAAAGCAGACCTAAATACACCAAAGAAGAACGTGAACAGATCAAAGACGAAATAAAAGAAGCCATGATCCAGGCAGCGCAAAGTGCTGGTGCTGGAAATACACCTGTTGGTGTGCAACGTTTGATTAAAGAAATCACTGAACCTAAAATGAATTGGCGTGAGTTAATTCAACAACAAATTCAAAGCACAGTAAAAAGCGATTATACATTTAGTCGTCTAAGCCGCAAAGGCTGGCATACTGGTGCTATATTGCCTGGTATGAACTTTATGGACACTATTGATATTTGTATTGGTATTGATATGAGTGGCTCAATTGGTAATAAACAGTCTGCTGATTTCTTAGGTGAAGTCAAAGGTATCATGGAGCAATTCAAAGATTACAAAATTAAAATCTGGTGTTTTGATACTCAAGTTTACAACGAAGACGACTTTAGTGCAGACGATGGTAGAGAAATTACCGAATATGAAGTTGTCGGCGGCGGTGGCACTGACTTTATGTGTAACTGGAATTACATGAAAGAAAACAACATTCAACCTAAGCGTTTTATCATGTTTACAGATGGATACGCTTGGGATAGCTGGGGAGATCCAGACTGGTGCGAAACTGTGTTCTTAATTCACAGTCATCATGATAAGAATCTTGAGGCGCCATTTGGAATGACAGCGCACTATGATGAGGCTGCATAAGTATGCTTAAAGGAAAAATAAATCCTTTAAATGTTTTTAAAGCTAGGAAGGTTGAATTTTGTCCTCCCTACTTTGAAACAACTATTTTTCCAACTAGATATAATCTATCTGATAGTATTGCAGATTGGATAGATAATCATTGTTCAGGAAGATATTATATTGGAAAAACAATGACGGTAGATAAACTTGACAAACAAATGTCACAAGGAGTAAAGGTAGGCTTTGAAAACTCAAGAGAACTAAGTTATTTTTTACTGGCTTGTCCACATTTGAAATATAACTAATTTTGCCCAAATAAGTAATTACAAGGAGATATTAAAATGGCAGAAGAAACAAAAACTGTAGCAAATCCAAATGAACTTACAATTCAAGATTTAGCAACTATGAAAGGTATTATTGATGTTGCAAGTGAACGCAGTGCGTTCAAGCCAAAAGAAATGGCAGCAGTAGGCATTATCTATAATAAACTTGAAATGTTTTTGAAAGATGTAGAAGAACAGCAAAAGGCTGCACAAGCAGCAGCAGCGGCAGCACAAACAGCGCCTCCTGCGCCGCAAGCAGAGGCTGTAGAAAGCGAGTAAACTATGTTAAAACACGTAGGAAGACTAAGAACAAACAAAAGAAGAGTTGTAGTAGCGTATAGAACAATACCTAATGACCCTTATAGTTGTTTATGTATCATGTCTGATTCATTATCATCAGCTGATCATGACGATGTTATGAAATTGGTTGAATCGGATGCAGGACAATCAGCAGACGAATTTTATCAAGCAATGGATAGAGTGTATTTGTCAGATGGGAGACCAATGTTGGCAGGATTGCATACACAAGGTCATTTGCGTAAAATGGCAACCGCTGATGTTGAAATGACACCTAACCACAAATCGTCAGTGCCATTAAATGAACTCAATCAAATTATTGCAGATCAAAAAGGTGTTGCGCTAGAAGATTTGGCTATTAAACCAAATACACCACAAGCGAAAGCGCCGGCACAAAAACCTGCTACAGAAACAGTAGCAGAGCCAACAGCAGCACCTTTGGCAGCAAGTGCGAATGAAGTGTTGACTGATGAACAAATTGCTGCAAAAATGCGTAGCGATGCAGATCGCTTATTTAAAGAGGCTAAAGCCTTACGAGAGCAAGCGGAAGAATTATCTCCAACTAAACGCAAAACTACTCGTAAACAGACTGAGAGTGCTACGTGACAGGTGAATCAATCAAATTTTGACACTGAAAGTGAAGAATACTGGCAAGACATATTTGACTCAATTGAGATCGAAGTCTTGCCAGTTGAATATATGAATCAAGTTAATATCCATTTCAAAGATGGAACTGTTTGGGAAGTTGACATTAAAGACAGTTTGAAGAAGCAAACTTCAACGGATATCGAAGATAGTCTAGACGAATTATTTCAAGCATACGAAGAAAAAATACAAAATGTAGATTATCGTATGGATATGGATAAAATCAAAAAAGATGTTGCTAAACGAGTCAGACGTTTTCTTAAAGTGAACAAATAATAGCTCTTAGGTGATAAATACTTATAAGAACATATCACCTAGGAGATTCATATGGCATTACAGCTACGTCGTGGAACTAATGCAGAAAGAGCGACAGAAACGTTTGCAGCGGGCGAACTTGTCTATACAACAGATACAAAACAACTTTATATCGGTGACGGCTCTACAGTCGGCGGTATACTAGTATCAAACAGTGTTGCAAGCTCTCCAGCAAATCTTACACAAAATTTAAATTTAAACGGATTTAATATTTCAGGAACAGGAAATATTACAGCAACCGCATTTGTCGGTGACGGTAGCGGATTAACAAATCTACCAGACACAGGCGGATCTGGAACCGGAATTATCGAAGGCCAAGAGTATGCTATTGACATCCAAGGTAGTGTTAGAGGTGATGACACAACTATAATTGTTGATAGTGCATTAGGCAGAGTAAGTGCAGATCTATACGGCGATGGTAGTAATATCACTAACATTACACTAGACCAATTATCAGATGTTGATACAACAGGTATTTTTACAAACGCTATACTAAAATGGGATGGCGCAGCTTGGACAATAGCCAGCGACGAAACAGGTGACGGCGGTGGAGGAGGTACAGGTATCCTCGAAGGCCAAACATATTTTATTAGTATTACAGGTGATGTAGTAGCAGATGATTCAACTATCATAGTTGACAGTTTTAATAAAACGTTCAGAGGCGTCTTAGAAGGTGAACTTCGCGGTAGTGTATTTGCAGAAAGTTCGTCGCTATTGGTAGATGCAATAAACAGCACAATTGTTGGTGAGGTTGATTCGCCTTCAGTAACTGCTGAAATACTAGTAGTAGATGACCAAACTAATCCTCAATTTGATATTAAAAAATCATCCACTGGAGATATGAGCGCCTATACAGGTAAGTTAGGAGACATTTTCTTTAAAACCAGAGGCAGTGATGGTGATAAAAGCTATGGAGTTATACAAGCATATACAAATGGAATTATCATTGCAACAAATGATAATGGCGTAGACTTTCCTGCAGAGACATTAAACACTATAGGCAAAACTGGAATTGCATTAGGTGGAATTAACCCCGCAGCAAGATTAGATGTTAGAGGCAATGCTATCATACTTGAAGAAGTAAAAATTGGTTCATTTACAACTGCTGAGCGCAATGCTTTGACAGCAGCAAACGGTATGTTATTATACAATGCAGATACTAATGAGTTCCAAGCATACGAAAACGGCGGCTGGACTGCAATGATCTCTGACTTAGGTAATATTACATTTGCTGGTAGTGTAATTGATACTAGTGACAGTAGTGGGCTCACAGTAACACCAGCTGTTACACTGAGCAGTGATTTAACAGTAGAAAACAATTTAACAGTTACAAATACTGTTACAGCAGATAAATTTGTTGCCACAGGAACAGAAACACCAGAAATTGAAGCAGCAGCAAACTTGAACTTAACAGCAGGAAATGCTGTTGTTGTAACTAGTTCGCCATTGCGTATGGCAAGTTTTACCACTACTCAAAGAGATGCATTAGCAGCCCAAAACGGTGATGTTATCTATAACACAACTGATAATAAATTCCAAGGTTATGAGAACGGCGCATGGGCTAACTTAATATAAGGGGGCTTAAATGAGCGAAAAGGAATACATTGTCACACTTAAAAAAGGTGTGGACTATGATGCATTTAATGCAGAAATGATAGCGTCAACTGGGGCTGGCGATATTCCAAATAGAACAGTTGATGTAGCAAACGCAAGACCAGCTAGTCAGAGAAATACTCACTACAGTTTAACAGATGCTGAGGCAGCAGCATTACGCAATGACAGTAGAGTTGTAGATGTTCAAATTCCTCCTCAAGATAGAGAAGATATAGAAATTGGCTTTCATGCTTATCAAAGTGGTGTATGGACACGAGACACTATTACACAGCAATCAAATTTAAATTGGGGTAATCTTCGTTGCACAAAAGTAAATGACCCATGGAATGGAAATACACTTACTGATATCAGCGACGACTACAAATACACTCTAACAGGTAGAGGTGTAGATGTTGTAATTCAAGACAGTGGTATACAACCAACTCATTGGCAGTTTACAAACGAATTTGGTGTAAGCAGAGTGCAACAAATAGATTGGTATGCTGAAAGCGGTATAAGCGGCACACAAAGCGCCAATCACTATAGAGACTATAACGGACACGGATCACACTGTGCTGGCACCGTAGCAGGTCGCACATTGGGCTGGGCACGTGAAGCAAACATATATTCTGTAAAAGTTAATGGCTTAGAAGGTTCAGGCGATAGTGGAACTGGTATCAGTGTAACAAATTGCTTTGACGTTATTAAAGAATGGCACAACAGAAAACCAATAGATCCAAAAACAGGATTTAAGCGTCCTACAGTGGTCAATGCTAGTTGGGGTTATAGTGGAACAAGATCAGGAACATTAACCGGCGGTGTTTATAATGGACAAAGTTGGAGCACAGGAGCAGGTCAACCTTGGCCAGATACTGAAGCAAGTCATTTGGAATATGCAGGCATTCACGGAAAATATTACTCATTAGGCCTTTCAAGACGTATTAACGTAAGAGTTGCAAGCGTTGATACAGACTTACAAGAATGTATAGATGCTGGTATTATTTTCTGTATTGCAGCAGGAAACAGCTATTACTATATAGATAGTGCAACTGGACCAAATTGGAACGACACAGCTGATTTTGGAGCAGGGCAAGAAAATATTTTTAGAGGCAGTTCGCCATATGATACAGAAGCGTTCATGGTAGGAAACATTGATAATACTTACTACTTAGGTAAAGAACAAAAAGCAGAATCAAGTTGTTTTGGCCCAGGCGTAGATATAAATGCACCTGGGACGTATATTATGAGTTGTGCAAGTAGTGACAAAAGCGGAGCATGTGATTTAACCGATGGCACTGAGGCTAGTATTTCTACTGTCAACGACCCAGGATCAAATAGTGCAAGCGATCCTTTAATGAAAATATCAGGAACAAGTATGGCTTCACCACAGGTTGCTGGCATGGTTGCTTGTATACTACAAGCAAATCCCGGAATGACTCCTGCGCAAATAAAAACATATATACACAACAATAGTTTACAAGATCTGCTTTGGGAAGATACAAATCACACCATAGTGGCAGATACATTTACAGCTTCTACCACTGTTGCTAACGGCACAACTGATTATACTTTTACAGCTGGCACAGATAGGAATGGTGCTGTCAGTGGAAACGATCCAACCATTACTATCTATCAAGGTGACACTATTGAAATTACAAATAGTACAGGCGCTCATCCTTTATATATTAAAACTGTCTCAGGTGTTGCAGATACAGCCAACCAAGTAACAACACCAGCAGCAACAGGACAGGGTGCTACAAATGGCACTGTTAGTTGGACACCTGCACTTCCAGGAAGATTTTACTATCAGTGTAGTTCTCATGCAGACATGTGGGGTCAGATAGAAGTATTACCAAGAGTAGATTGGAATAATACTGACAACATAGGAGACGGTCCTAATAGGTATCTTTATTCACCATTGTTTAGCACAGGTGATAATATACAGTATAAAGGTCCTATTTCAAGAACTTAAATTTGGTTTGCGTTAGCGATAAAGTTTTTAAAATTACTAATTCTAAATGTAATTCTATGTAAAACCCTTTTTGCAAGTATTTCAGGATCGTCTTGTGTGCGTTTATGCAATGTAAGTAATTGATCCATTAAAACAATATCTCCTGGTTGCCACCAATGCTCATAAATGTATTTGTCTTGGAAAAGATGATCTTTTAATTTTTGTTTTAGTGTTTCGTCTTTACTTACTATGTCACATCTATTATTGGTATAAAAGTATAATCCTTCTACACCGGCAGTATTTTTTTGTTTTAGCCACATTTTATATGTAGTATTTTCTTGTGCTTTTTGGGCAAAGTGTTTGTATTCAGGAGCACCCTTTGCCCAAACATCAGGACGATATTCGTATATTGCATAAACATTTTCTATTTGCTCTTTTAGTTCAGGCGATAAGTCATTGTAGGCTAAATTTGTATTCAAAAACAGTGTGCTTGTATTTTCACAGTGTTCTACACCTTGCAGTGCAACGCCATCGGCTCTATCTAAACCATTCAAATTGGCATGCCAATCAAGTGTGCCTGAGCCAAAAATACCTGTGTGCTTATTGTTAATCTTTTTACCTGTAACCCGCTGGACAGGATAATTTGCCATATCTGTGCAAGTCATAGGATCAATAAATCTATCCCAAGTATCTACATCATTACCATATTGATCCCATTTCATTTGTGACCAGTTAGATACGCTACCGCTCATCAAGTGAATTAATTTAGTAAAACTGCCAGGACATTGTTTTTGATCTTTAAACACAACTACTAAACGCTCTTTAAGTATTTGAAATAGTTTGTCAGCTTGTGACTTATCTATATTTGTAATATCTATATCACTTACTTCTACTGCTACACCATTTTTTATTTCTTTAATTTGCATTTGTCAAATCCTTATATATACCTAAGTCTTCAAACATTACATCATGCACAGCAATTCTAAACAATAATCTATCTTTTGTAGGCTCTGCTACACCATGAGATACTTGTGTATTAAGTATGGTTAATGTTTGATATGTAAGCTCAAATTTTTCATTGTCTTTTTCGCATACTACGGGTCCTGTATTTTCACTTAATGGTAGTAAAAAAGCAACTTTGCTCATACCATCTACGTGCATAGGCATACTGCCGCCTGCTTTAGTAAGAAAAAAATCAGCACGAAAATCTTTTGTATGAACTCCAAAATCTTTAAACAATTTCATAACAAACTTTTTAAGTTTCATATCATAATTGCTAACATGTTTAATGTAATGATAGACCATTTCTCTGCCATACATAGTTTCTTGGTATTCTTCATGTTCGGCATAAAGTTTATTTGTGTCTACCCATTCTGTGTCATCCATATAAGGCGTAAAGAAATCAATGTCTCCTTTTATATCTGTTGTAATTACAAATGGATCAATTAATTCACAGTTCATTTTGTTCTCCAATGGTTCCAAAAATCTTTAGTATCTTTTTTATTTAAATTTGCTACAGCAATAGTGTGCCAACATTGAGAATTATGAGGATCAGGTGCAATCAAATAAGGACCTTCTGATAACTCCCATCTATACCTAGTAGCATTATTGAGTGCATCTATAAATTTATTAAAAAATGCGCTTGTTCTTAGTTCTCTAGATATAAAACAATTATCATATCCTAATCTTTTGGCCATTTCAATCTGCTGTTCTATAATATTAAATGTAGTAGGTCTCAAAATTTCTCTTGTAAAATTAATCCTTAATTTTTGGCTATCTTGATAGTATCTTGTAAGTATTCTAACATCATTTTCTCTATAAAAATCTCTTGTATAACCAGCACTAAAGCCAACAATATTTTTATCTTGTTTGAGGCATGTAACAAACGGATAATCAAAAAAATCAAGATCAACATAATTTTTTATTAATCTATGATTGTCTTTTACTTGCAAAGATTTTGTATAGGTGTTTAATTCCTCTGTTAAATTAGGATATAATTTAGGTATAAAAGTTGTAACTTCTGCTGGTCTAGTATCAAAAGTAGTAGGACTAGATGAATAAAACAGATTGTGTGCTGTTTCACTAAACATATAAATCCTCTTGTCCATTAAGTGAAATAACTAAATGTATTCTGCCTTCTGAACCGTTATTTTCTGCCCAATGAGTCATTCCAGTGTTTAAAAAATATACACTACCGTCAGCTGGCATATGCATTTTTTGCACTCCGTCTTTGTTTTTTACACAAAGGAATGCATTTTCGTTTGTAACAATAGGTATATGCACACGTATGCTGTATGTAGTGTTATAGTCTATATGGGGCTTAATGCTATGTCCAGGCGCCATATAAGCGAAGCGTGTGCGTGTTACAGGCGCTTTAAACGTGTCTAGTATATGATTCCAATAACCAGTGCATATATCCTTGCGCTTGGTATATCTACGTTCATCCATCACAGGATTATAACTAGGATCATCAGGATTAGTGCTTTTCCTATATGTAGTAATTCCCGTATCTTGTTCAAGTTTTCTTTCTGGTCTATCACCTTCAAACTCTGTTAAACTTAATTGCCTATAGAACTGGCTGCCTTTAGTAACATCTTCATTACTGTCTGCAAACTTTTTTAAATGGTCAAGTTTGGTGCTACTGTTATAAAAGTCGCCGTATGCACTATCAGGATTGCTTGCATTTAGATCATCATATAAATTAATATTTTCAAACTTTTTGAATTCTTCTAAAATCTTTTCTATATCAAACTTGTATGATAAAACTTTAAAAGCAGGTAATTGTTTCCTATCTAATAGCATTTGCAATATTCCTTGCGATTACACTGTTAACATTAACATTAGGATGTAATCCATCTCTTGAAAGATTTTCGGGGCTATGACCAAATACTTGATAGAATGGCAAATTTAAAAAATCAGCAACTTGTTCATGCCACGCCCATTCAAAAAGATTTGCATCCTTTAAAAGTGTTCGTAATGTAATTGTATTATAAAAATGTTTGTGTGTCAATCTCTTTTCTACTTTCATCCATTCGTTATACAAAGAATAGCTTTCAGGAGCAAAACTGTCATTTTCTTCTAACCACGGACCTAAGTTTCCAGTTGATCCAATAGGATCCCAAATACGAGGCATACTCGGATGGCATAATACAACGTCTTTGACTGGAACACTCCGCAGTAATGAACAAACTACTGCAATAAGAAATTCACTACTAGCACCTGGCACAGACATATTAACAACTTTTTTGCCAAGAATACTTTCTAATTGTTTTGGCACACAATGTTCATTTGGTCCTGCTAATCCAAATGTTGCACTATCTCCCAAGCATATAATACAATTATCCCAGTCTATTTTTTCCCAGGCTTCTTCTCTATAACCATCTTTATTTCCAACATAAAAGATAGGCACACCAGTGTCAACCCAATCTCCATCAATAGCTTTCCAGTTTTTAGCGTTGTCATGAGGAGTGTCATTTAAAATATATTTTGCCTTGCCAGGTGGACAAACTCCAAACGGTAAATCTTTAAGCATTATATATTAAGCCTATCTAGCAAACAGTCGGTTATAACATTATTAACTGATAGATTAGAATGCCACCCGTCTCTTGCCATTTTATCAGCTTCTTGATACAAATATTTATAATACTGTATATCAAAATGTTCCTGCATATGTTCTTCCCATGTCCATTCCACCATATTAGCACTTCGCAACAGCGTTCTTATAGTGCGCAAATTTTCAGTGGCTTTGTGTATTTGACGTTGAGGCAATGACATGAATTCCTTGAAATAAGCGTGTTGTCTTTCGCTATAAGGATCGCCAGGTGTAAGCCATAAACCTAAATTTCCAGTGCAACCAACAGGATCCCACATCCTAGACCAACTTGGATGATTCACAATTATATGCTTTATATCAATTTTATTCATAAGGCTACAAACAATACTGATCATAAGTTCGCTAGATGCACCTGGAATACACATGTTTACACATTCAATACCTGTTGCTTTTTCGATTAATTTGGGTATGGTATGATTTAATGGAATGCCAAGTCCATAAGAAGCACTATCACCAATATAGATTATACAATTATTCCAATTTATCTTGTGCCATTCTTTTTCTCTATAGCCGTCTTTGTTGCCAACATACGATATTTCTTCTTGTGGTGCTTGCCATGATCCTGGTATTTTATCCCAACGTATTAGATTTTGCTTTGGATCATCGCTAAAAAGGTAAGTGCTTTTTGTTGAAGGAGTATGACCAAATGGCATATTTTCAAACATCAATTATCTCCTTGTATTTTTCATACCATTCTGAATAAGGAAAGTATATACTCATCTGTAAATTATATCTTTCGTGAGCGCCTTTATTCATGACGCCATGTAGTATTCTTGTATTCCATGCATATACTTTGTTTGTATTACAAGGAATGCCATATATTTTATTGTTGTAGTAAATTTCCAAAGGAGTATAATCATCTCCTAAAGGATACAATGGTATATAGATATTGACATATCTGTTTGGATCTGCATGTGGCATAATATATGAATTTTTTGCAAGTTTTAAAAATGCAAAAGTTTGTATTTCTTCAAAAGGAGAAAATGTTTGCGTTATCCAATCACGTGCATCTCCTTGTTGTATGTCACATAAATTTAGTTCATAATAACTTTTATAATCTGCAACAAAAGCCAAGTCTCTTAATTTCTGTAAGATATCATCTGGAACAGTAAAAGGTAGTTCGGTGATAACATTACTGCGGATTTCTTCTGTCCATTCTTTTTCTAAAACGTTACGTCTAGCATTAGAATATTTGCCGTCATCGGTAAGAACATTTGTTCGAGCTTTTAACGCATCTTTGGCTATATCATCTAAAGTAGGAACATATTTTTCAGTCATTTATTTGCTCCTTCAAGTAATTATAAACTTTACAATGGTTATCATAATTTAAATGACCTACCCTTGTGTCAATACCGTTCATAATTTTAACATCATCTTCTTCGTCTAATTCACGTAAAACAATATTACTTACTACAAAATTGTCCTCTTGTAACAAGTCTTTTTGTTTTGTAGTAAAAGGATGCACAGGTATGAGTATGATCTTTTTACTTAGTTTTCTATACTTACTTATTGCACTTGCTATCTTAAAAGGTTCAGTTTCTAAATAGGTATTTTCTGTAAGAAACAATTTATACCACAAATCTAAAAATGTTGCATATCTGTTTTTATAGGTTTCATAATTTACATTTTTTTTACTTTGAGTAATACTCTTCAATCTATCACTTATACGTTTGCTTATACCTTTTACTTTGTCGTGCAAATACAAAAAACTATACACTTGATCTTTTGCTTCTAATCCTTGTAATGCTAAACGCAAATGATGTGGTAACACAAAAACAATTACATCGTTTTGATTAGATTCAAAATGTTCTATAAATTTTTTTAATTGTAAGTCAGGACCACAACCTACTTGGGAATACACAGTTACATCAAAATCATTAGCTAACATATCCACCCATGTGGATTGTTCACTGTTACCATTTACTGCATAACTGTCGCCAAATATTATTACTTTTTGCATGCCTTGATTAAACCAAAACTTGAAAGTTTTTCTAATACAAATCCAGTGTGATCAAATTTATGAAAACGTAAATTTTTTCCTCCGTGATGTCCAGCATGATAACCTTCTCCTGCTACAAGCAAGTTGATCCACGGAACATTTCTCACAGTGTTGTTCATGTGTGTAATTGCATTTACCATACCAAATCCAATTGGTGCAATTATTGCTGGCATTACAATAAATGCTAAGAAAAATAACGGACTAATTACAAAAGCAATTACTGCACTAGCAAACCAAATTTTTGCCCAATGATAATGAAAAAACAGCATACGAGGATTCTCAAACAAGTCTCCTACATACTTTTTTGGAATATTTTGAATTGTCCATAAACTAAAGAAAACTTTCCAAAAACCTTTTACATTTGGACTATGTGGATCAAGCTCTGTATCACTGTGATGATGATGCATACGATGTGCTGCAATCCATCCAATAGGACTACGACTACCTGCTAAAACAGCAAGATACAACGTAAACACTTCATACAATGCGTTTGCTTTAAATGCTTTATGTGCCCAATATCTATGTAGACCTGCACTAATGCCTATATGAGCTATAACTTGATACCATAAAAATCCAATTATTAATGCTTCTAACATTTCATTACCTTTTGTTAAATTATTTATACCCAATAAATATCATATGAATCATTTTTATAAGAAATTAGAATGGAACAAACTTCCTGAAAAACTCTGTATTACTGACGAACAATATATGATAGAAAACTTACATCCTGCTCATCCGGTTCCAGAATATGTATACTATCGCCAGTATAAGTATAAGTGTAACACACTTTGTGAATTATTACAACCTTTATTTAATTTTGACATCACTAACAGAATTTTTATACAAATTATTAAAAAAGGTATCAGTATCCATAAAGACGTTGGACGTAACAAAATCTACAATTATCTATTAGATACTGGTGGCGATAATGTGTATACTAGATTTTATGATGAAGACAAAGAAACAGAACTATACAAAGTTAACATTCCTCTACATACGTGGCATCAGTTAGATGTAACAGGATATCACAATGTGACAGGTATTGAACATGATAGAATATCCATAACTATATACGAATCATATAAAGAGTAAATTTTTAGTGATAAATTCTATCGTATTTTTATTAATAGCAACATTTAAGACAATCATATAAGTTGTGTTAAAACTAGCATTAAAAAGATAATGCATTTTAGCTGTGTCAACAAAGTATACTCTGCCGTGATCCCATACCTGTATTTTATCATCTATGATAAATGTGAACGCAGGCGGATTACAATCTTGAAGAGGAATAATTATCCTATAGCTATCAAATTCCATTCCGTAAAAGTCTCTGTGAGCAGGAAAAAAGCCACCTGCATCAACTCTTAATATATGACTTCTAAAAAGGTCAGATTCTATAGGTTTAAGTATTTCAACTAGTTCTGGATAATAATATGCTGGAGTATGTATAGAAAAATCTTTTTCTTTGTATTTTGTGTTATTTTCTCGATTGTAATCCAGCAAACTATCTAAATCAGGAATGCCAGTCATACCGCCATCTAAGCTAGTAAGACTCAATCCATATCTAGCAATATCTTTTCTAGGATTATATTTCACATAATCAAAATTTTCTTCAGTCCATCTTACATATCTTTCCGGATCTTTAAGTTTAAATTTAGTTTCTAAAACTGTGCCATATGTTGTTAAATAATTGTATAATTCTAAACTCATTATTTTATCCACTTTACTGATATATTTCTAGCCTGTGTACTGAAGCTAGGATAATTTATATTATCTCTTACCTCGTAAACATTACCATTATAATCAATTGTGTCTGTATTATTAATATCTATAATTTTCCAATCAGGCCAACCTACCAAAAGTTTATGTTCATCGCTTTGATTATGTGTGTATCCAGGTTTGCCTTTGCCTATACCTAACCCATATGTGATTTCTTCTTCGTCGGGTATTCCTAAAACTTTACGGAAATACCCTTCTGATCCTGGTTTAGTATGATTTTTATTAAAGGCAGTTACATAACCCAAACTAGCTGCACAAAAAGCAACTATGCCCATGCTTATACCTATACTTGTCAAAGAATTGTCTTTTCTATTTGGGTGATGATTTTCCTTACTTTTTCCGTCTCTTGTAAAATTCCTAATAGTGTCAGGCCATTTACTTGTGTAGAGGAAATATGCACTTGCTCCTACTTGAGGGTTTCTAACCATACAAGGTAATTGGTCTTGTGTGGTTTGATTATTAACTGGATATGTAAATCCCCAAGTATGTTCTAGTAGATCTTGTAAGATATTTTTATCGGTAATCACATAAACATTATAATACGCCTCGTGCTGTTTAGTGGGAGTATTTTGCGCAAGGTATACAAAGTGCTCCATGTGTTCTTCAGGTATAACAAAATCATCCCAATTCCGTTGACACTTTTTAATTGTTTCAACATATGTTTTTTGTGCATTTATATCCATTCCGCTAACTCCGGTATACAATCTTGTAAATTATTTTTTAACAATAAATCTTGTTTATAAGTTGTTTCTTTAAGTTTATTAAATAATTCTTGGTTATAATTATAATTATTCAAATATTTTTCATTAGATGAATTAAGATATTTTTTTACATATCCTGTTGGTAAAGCATCTAATGTGAATTCTTTTGGCGAGAATATTTTGAAATCACTATGATGTAAATCATATTCAGAACACAGTTCTTGGATATTTTTTATGTCGTGATAATTGTATGCTTGCACAGTTGTATGAACATAGGTATACAACTCACATTCTTTTTTTAATTCTTCCCATAGTTGTAAATTTTTTAAAACGTTATTCCAGTTACTATCTTGTCTAATATAATTGTTAACTGATCCTATTCCATCTATACTATAACCTACAATATTTTTATCAAATGTTTTAAGTATATCAACATATTTATTAGGAAAAAGTGTAAGATTAGTGTTACAATAAAATTTGATTTTATTTGGTAACGTTTGCATCCATTCAAATAAAATTTTAATTTCAGGTGTAATAAAAGGTTCACCACCAAGATATTTTATAACTTTTAGATTTTGTGTATCTATATCTTCTAAGAATTTGCTAAAATTTTCTATCTTAATAACTTGAATATTTAATGTGTCAGCCCATTTACTGCTACTGTCTGCCTTACACATTCTGCATCTTATATTACAAGAATTATTGCAACTTAATTCAATATATTCTATTTTTGGTTTATCTGACTTACAATATACATCTACAACGTTTCTATAGCTCCTTAAATTTTGTAATTCTAGTTGTTCACAATGATTACAACCAGAGTCCCAACCATCTTCCATATTTTTTCTGATATTCTGCATATATGCAGAATCATAGAATTCTTTCCATGATAAATTTGAATAGTGATATTTTTGTCTTTCTTTATAAAAGCAGCAAGGTGCATAAAAACCTTGCACATCTACATACAAATGGTTATAGAGAGCTTTACAATATGGCATTTTTTCTTTTTGGTATTTTACTATCAGCTGAACTTACACAACTTTCAGTTATGCAAGGAGCAGGCTTATCAAAGAGTTTGAAACCAGTTTCAATGTTTCCAAGAGGCACATCGTGACAGCTATAGGAGCGTTTAACGGAACCGTCGGGTTCTCGAATGATGATTCCTTGGTATCCTGCGTTGCAATTCCAGCCTTTAAACTTGTTAAAGTTAAAAGCATTAAAACGCTCAGCCTGATCCATATACCAACGCTTACCTGCGGAATCTTTGAATTCTACTTGCATATGCCAAGGAACACTTGCATCATTCATGCCTTCTACTCCTGTAGGTATTTGGAATGACGGTTTTGGTCTATCATTCCATTTTCGTTTGCTTTCTGTATATGCTCTTTGTGGCATACCGTTCCAGAGTCGCTCAAGCATATCCCCAGTGTATCCATCAACCACTCTTGACGCAGTCGGATCCGATTGAGGCTTGAGGGTGACATTGATTCCTTGTTCATGGAAGAATAAGGCGTTTTCCCAGTCTCTTTCAAACCAGTCTGGAACCATGACTTGATTAATTGTAACTTGAACATCGTTTTCCTGACATAAAATTAATTTATCTGCAAAGTCTTGCAACTTATCAACAGTATTTAAGTGTTCTGTATGCAAACTTGCTGTAATGCTTGCTCTGTGAAATGGCTTTGCACGTTCTACATATTCTTCAAACCAACTCATTGGTCGAGAGCAGTTTGATGTCATATGAATGGAAGTGTAATTAGTATTAGGCACATCATCAGCCAGATAACCGAGTATTTCCAAGTAGCCTGGATGAAAGGTAGGCTCCCCGCCAGACAAACTAAAATGAAAACTGTTAAAACCGTTAGCACGAGCTTGCCTTTTTATCTCATCGATTGTAAGAAGACAGAGCTCTGTTGGCCTGTGATCTTTACGATCTGATCTGGCGTATGGCCAGCAATAACTACAACGATAGTTGCAAAAGCGGCCAAGAAGCCAACTAACAGTAAAAATATCTCTGTATAGGAGCGTCCTTTGTCCGACTTGAACAATGTCTTCAAAGGGGATTTGTGTAAAATCATAATTGCTCCATTTTAAATCTTCATTCATATTTTAGTATAGCACCTTATACATTTTTTGTCAATTATATTAACTCATACTTATGTAATTCTATTTCTTTAAAACTATGTTTCCAATTTATGTTTCTAGCACAATCAAGGTCGTCTAAATAATTAATAAAAGTTTTTCCGTATTCTGGCCAGAGATTTTTTTCATTCATATGATTTAAATAGAACGGAACTTTTTTTGATTTTTTACCAAAGTTGTAGTTTTCTATCTTATCAGTAATAATCTTTTTTACAACATTTGGGAGGACTTGCGCACTCATATGCACTGGCCACTCAACGTGATTTGCTAATATAAACTCTATGTTTGGATAGTTCTTTTGCATAAAATCAAAAGTTTCTGTGAGATAAAACATACTTATGTTACTACATGTCCACTGAACACCTATATCAAAATTTGAATAATGCTTTGCATATTTTTGCATCAACTCAAGTTTTGTTTTGAATGTATTCCATTTAATAGGAAATCTAAAATACTCGCCAGGTTCTTGGATTGCATCAAGGCTTAATCTTATGATTACACATTTAAAGTTTTTTAACTGTTCAAATATTTTTTCAGTTAACAGCGTTCCGTTGCTAACATATGATAAAGTTATATCTTTTGCATATTCAGTCTGACTAATATCTTGTATAAACTTATTGTGTTGTTTGTTAGCAAAAGGTTCGCCTCCTAAAAAATTAAAACGTTTTGTGTAATTTAAATTTTCTTTTATGTTGTCCCAGATAAAACTATCTTGTTCAATCCATTTGTTATCAATATCATAAAACTCTGTGTTAGGATATTTGTCTAACATTGCTTTATCTTCATTCCATTTGCTACTTGCACCTGTTCCGCAATGGATACATTTTAGATTACAAATTGTGCCTACTCTTATATCTATGTTACTTGGATAATATGGCACACTACCATCTTGTGCTGTCTGTTCTAAAAGGTGTTCGTTGTTATCATAATGATAATAGTTTTCTTCTATACGTTTACTGTTGCCTTTTAAACTTTCAACATATTCACAGCGTTTACAGTTTTCTGGCCAACGCCCTTCTAAAAACTCTTTACGTATATGTTTAAAATAGTCGTTATTCCACTCATTGGCAATACTACTACCTTTTAGTTTTACTTGTGCTTGTTTAACAACTGATTGATCAGCATATCCGCAAGTTCTCGGTCTTCCAAACGTATTGGTGCTAAAATTAATCCACGGAAGTATACAAGGTTTCATAATTGATCCATTAAATGATGTGCAAACAGCAAATGAGATTCATGCCAGAAATGACCAGTAGGATATTGTGGCATATTATGTTCTTTACAAATAGAGTCTAATGAAATAGAATTAAGAGTATTTACAAGCATATGACTTTTAATATCTTGATGTCTGTCTGCCATTACATTTACAAAATGTACAGGATATTTATTCAGCAAAGAAATTATTCCAGCATAGAAATATTCCATAGAGTCTATTGCAGGCATTATTTCTTTATTGAGTTTATTGTAATGCAGACCATAAATTATATTACGACTATCTGCTCTATATCTATAAATTGGTGGCATTTCTATTGTTACTATATCTGTTTTCCAATCTATGTTTGTTTTTTGATTAGTAAAATTTTTATATACTGTATCGATTCCAGACCCAGATCTAGCAAAATTTTTATAATTTAAATTAAGTAATTTGGCTAAATGAGCAGAATAAGAATTTTCAGGATAATCTACCTTTTTTCCTAATACTTTTTTATTCCATTTGTGTATGACTTTTTCTTTTTTAACTTCTGATATATTTGCATTAAATTCGTCATAGTTATTTGCGTTCAAAGTCTCTCTGTAATAACTTTTTAAAAAGTCTGCTGTCACATCTTTTTTTAGACTATGTCCTGCTGTATGTGAACACCCAAATGCAAATAACGTTCCTGTCATAAACATATTTATATGCGCACTTATTGGCTAAGTATTTTTATGAGAGATAACATAAACAGACAATACACAGAAGAATGGCTTCAATACGACAGACCTCAGCCTATGTATAGCAACAAAATTAACAAGTTTTATGATGATTTTTACCAAAACAATCCTGTGCATACAATTGATTTAGATCAAAAGTTCAAAGATACATTTGTAAAATGGTTAGAGAATCATAAGTATAGCTCATTCAAAGGATTAGGCGCATTTCCTCGCCATGATATTATAAACGGTTGTACTCAATTTATAGACGATTTATATCAACGCTGCACTACACTGCAAACATTTGAGCATGATTACAAATATCATTGGCGTCTTAATAACAATATAGAATATGCTACCATAGATACACTCAACCCTGCAAAAGAATTGTTAATAAGTATGCCTTTTCCATTCTACGGTGATGTGCATCCTCAAATGAATGAGATACTTGCCGCAGCGAAAGAAAAAAATATTCCTGTTCACATAGACGGAGCATGGATTAGTTGTATAAGAGATATTGAATTTGACTTTGATCATCCTGCTATACAAACTGTAGGCATTAGTCTAAGTAAAGGTGGTATGGGAGGTAATCGCATTGGATTAAGATTTGCTAGGAAAAGACCTGAAGGTGCTGTGACTATTATGAATGACTTCAATATGAACAGTCAAGCATTGGTTAGCATGGGGATTAAATTTATGGAAGAACTTGGTCCAGAATATTTTTGGACAACTTACAACGAAGCCTACAATCAAGTATTAACAGATTTTGACCTTGAACCTACAAAGGCAATTCATCTCGCAAAACAAAACGGAAATCCTGTGGGTGTGAGAGCATTACTCAGATGTTTAATTAAATAATTTTTTTGATCTGTCTTTTCGTTCTGCTGTATCAAACCCTGGAGCAATAACTTTTTTACCAGTTGAAGGAAGAGTGTATTCAAAGTTATTAAAATTTTCAAACACTCCCCTGCCTATACAAAAACACAGAGTAGGGTCTCTATGATCAGGATGAGGAGAAACTCCCCATCTTTCTAACATTATATCTTGCCATCTGTCTATTACACTCTGCGGAATTGGTTTATCGGGTCCGCAGCCTATAAAACTAAAATCATATCCATAAGAGATTGTTGTTTCCATTATGGCGCCGCCGTGAATTCCAATTGCTTGTAATTGATTATATAAAGAAAATTCTTTATTTCCTATAATCTGTGCAACATAAACAAGCGGAGCACTAGATACTGCAACCATATGCCTAATCGGAGACTTATTGTCATTAAGGAAAAAATTTTCAACTAAAAAGTCCTTAATATACTGATCATTTTGTTTCAGTTTAAACAATCCAAAATGTGTATCTAATTGAGACGGAGTAGACATAATAGTATTATCTATAAATGATTCCAGTTCAGATGGAATATGTATAGTGCTATCAAACATTACCATGTTTCTACGCTGCTGCATAACTTCTTCAGTATAGAATAAGTCAGGTCCTTCTTCTATTATTGTTTTTAAAATAGAAATCAGTTCACATATTTCTTTAGTTTTAGCTGGTATGATTTTTACTAGATTTTTTTCCAGTAAATCGTAGATAGCAAATTCAACATCAATATTTTTTATTTGTCTTTTGCCTCTATGCCAAAATTTTGAAGCTATTAATCTTGTTGAGTCAGTTGTTGAATTAAACAAATCAGCAGATATAGAACTATATATGTATTCTAAATCTCTAATACATTTTTTATATTCATTTGTTCTCGTGCTATATTCAGTTCTTATAATAGAAACTAAATTTTTAATTATAGACTCTTTGTGTCGCCTTAAATCATTGTATTCTTGTTGCATAATTCCAAACTCTATAGAAACCTTTATTTAAATCAAAAACCGAAGTCTTACGGATTTTATCATCTAATTCTGTTTTTCTTTTAAATTTCTCAAAATATTCTTTGCTATATGTATATGTGCTTGCTATATTACTTATCTGTGTTGCAAAAGGATGATTTAAGGAATTTAAATATTCAATTTTTTCTTCTCTTATATGATCTGGTATTGCTGATATCTTTAAAGGTATTTGCCCATATACTGGACTAATGTCTAAAGTATGTTCTGGAAATTGAAAAAAGTATTCAACCCATTCTTCTACATTCATAAAACTATACGCTGTAAGCACAGGACGCAAACTATAACTATCTGTTAAATCTATAGTTTTCCAAAGATTTTTTTCTATTATTTTCCAGTTTGCATTAGTTCTTACATATTCTAATGTATTGCCTATTGCATCTAAAGATATATTAATGTGTAAATCTCTAAACTGTTTTATTCTATATGTCCATTCTTCTGGAACTGAAGAACAGTTTGTTGTATAACTTATCATAATATTTTCGTTATACTTGTTATCAATTAGGTAATCTAAAATTTTATATAACTTTTTATTAAAAGTAGGTTCACCTCCTAGAATAGCAAATTCTTTTAGATTGCTAAAATCAAAATCTATAACATCGTCTGTAGGTCTTTTTTCAATATAGTCATCTAGTTTACCTATCTTGATATATTCTTCCTCAATAAGATTACTGCTATATGGACTACACATACGACATTTAAAATTACATAAGTTATCAGGTCTGTAATCAATTCTCCATACAGCGTCATACTGATTATATTGTTTTGTTTTCTTTTCTATAAAATTCCTCTGAGACTTTAAGCCTTTTGACTCTATGTGTATACACGCATCGCAGGAAGTTTGTAATTCTTCCATATTATGATCTAGCATATGTTTTTTTACTTGTGTTAAATATTCGCTATCTAAGTAGTCTTTTACTTTACCAGTAAATCTTTTTCCGTGCCATTCACAACATGGACTTGCACCACCACCTTCATAAACACCACTGTATTGTATATTAGTCCACGGAGCATAACAAAATGGTTTATTGTTTAATTTCGTCATAGTGCCAGCCAATTATTTTCCAGGTATTACAATCTCTATAAGAATCTGTCATTTCGATATGAGATTTTAGCATATCTAAATCATGCGGTTCTTTAGTATTTTGTAATATATTAACTAATTCTTCTATTTGTTGTTGTTCTTCATCTGTGTAATCAACAAACATAGAACTTTCTATTTCTGCTACTACACGATCTCTTGCCCATTTAGGACTATTGTCTAGACTATACCAAGGTGCTCCATTAAGCCAACTAAAACCTATTTTAAACCTATCTTGATAATCTGTATAATCTTTAAACCAAATAATACTATCGCACAAATTCATTAAATTTAAATTATGTGGAACTATAGCAAACTCGCATGTTAACCAATCATATTTTTTTAGTATGTTAATTTTTTCTATAGTATCTTCCCATTTTAATGGCCAACGTAAATATTCGTAAAACTCTTTACCACTTCCGTCTATACTGTAGTTTATGTGTAAATGGTCAAATGGTTTTAATTTCTGTATTTGTTCTTCAGTAAAACTTCCATTTGTTGTAATATTAAGTCCCGGAAGTTTTTTGCCACTTTCGAGCAAAGCATCGATCATTCTATCAAAATGAACATTTATAAATGGTTCGCCGCCTGTGATTTCAAGTTTGCGTATATTGTCTGCTCTGTCTACAATATCATTAATGATATTTCTATACCATGTTTTACTTTTTGACCAATCGTGTTGCTTAGAAACAAGTTTTAGTAAATTAGGATCTTCTACAGTATCTTTCATTTCTTTATATTGCTTTTCTATAAGACTACTACGACTTGCATTGCATATACGACATGCTGTATTACACTGATTACCAAAGGTGATCATAATATGTTCTATGCCATTATCGGGGTTATCTTCGTAATATGCGTTACGTTTTTGACGCATACTTTTTGCGCCGTTGTCTTCTTGTCGCCAGCAAAAATCACATCCACTAACACGCTCGCCTGAATTTAATCTACTTTTAAATTCTTTAAGCCAATCACTTTTTAAGTATTCTTCAAAACTTTCAACTTCTGGCCGCTCACCAACATATTGACAGCAAGGTCCAAGATTACCTCTACTATCAAAATGTATCTGTTTATGTGGTTCAGAGCAGTATGTATCTACATCGCTGCTTGTAATAAGCGCCATTCTTCTTTTAAATCCTCGTCAAGCTCGATCATAAATGTCATTAGCAATCCCATTTTGCTATTCCATTTTTTACGTGGTTCAGTATCAAGAGATCCTTCATTGGTTGCATGTAACTGCACTGCATCAAAAATACAAGGCGATCCAACTTTCCAATCAAATACACTTTCAGCATTAAGTCCTGCAAGTCTACGATAAGGTGTATTCATGTATTTCTTATGGAACTCTTTATCAAACGGTTCATTGCTTTGAGGCATTGGGTTACCATCTCTATCATAAAATTGTAAATGACTGTAGTCTGTAACAATCTCATAAATGCTGGCAATGTTTTTAGTTTCCGCTCCACCATTGTAAACTTTTGCCCAACCAATGTCACGTTGTTCAAAAAATACAATTTGTCCGCCATCTATTTCATCTAAATGTGAACCAATCCAAAGAGGCGTAATAATATTTTTCCATGTGCTGTAAACACGCTGTTCCGCATTTAGAGGCACATTTTCTAGCATATTATTATACCCCTTCTCACGCATAGCATCTTGATGCAAGCCGTATTGTTGCGGAGTAATAAAATAATTTCCGCCAATAGTAGGAGACTTTTCTGCAACTGGTCCTAGCACACTATCAAATTTTTCTTTAAATTTTTGATAGATAGGATTCATATCAACATCAATAATTACTGTTCCGTTACGATTAAGACGTGGCTTGTTAAAGTCTGCTGTAAAAGCATTTTTCCATAACCAATCTAATTCATCCTCATCGAATAAATTTTCTACACATTCTGCTTTACTACTGTGCCTGCGCACATTTTCAATATGCAATGGATGATCCATTGGTAATAAGTAATATCCTGGTTCGTCAGGTGTGCTCATTGTATTTCTCCATGTGTTTTTTAAAACTAGGCATTAACCAAAACTTCTTTTTATCATTTCAATCTTTTTACGTACCATCCAAGATTTACTCTGGTCACAATATTTTTCTAAATGTGTATTTGCTTCTAATAATCTTTGTAATCGCACATCTAATGTATTATCTCTAAATTTCCAGTTCCAGTCATTATGCCAATAATCTAGTTCGTCTTTTACTTTGTGCCATAACGGTTGAGATTCGTCTAACATACAGGTGTTTGCCATACTAATATACATTAATTTTTTATTTTTGTCATTATTTTTATTTGAATAACCTTTTTTGGCAAGGGCTTTAATTGTTTGTTTTGTTATTTCGTGATCATCATTTGTTTCAAAAGGATGTCCTACAAACATTAGTAATGTGTGATGAATATCATATTTGTGTAACATATCAAAACAATGCCACATGTCTTCATCTGTAAACTTTTTACCTAGCTCAAATCTAACTTTTTCACTAAAACTTTCTATACCAACATCTAAAGCATAGCAACCACTTTCTTTAGCAAGTTTGTAATCTTCTTCTGGAGACTGGCGAAGATTTCGCACAATCCATTGACTATGCCACTGTATTTTGTCATCTTCTTTAGTGCAATTATTATTATAGTCTGCAAGTATTTGTAACATCTGTCTAAATGCTTTCATACTTCCATTTATAAGACTATCTGTAAATTTAAATGTAGTTCTGTTGTATTTCTTTTTTACAGTAATAATTTCGTTTGCAATACTTTCACCGCTGCGATATACATATTTTGGCCATATTTCGTAAACATTGCAAAAATCACATCTTTTTACACAGCCTCTACTTCCTGTAATATAAGCAGGCTTAGGTTCGTTTAATGACGGATATTCTGACCAGTTGATATCATCATAATTAGGAACCATCACATCATCAAGATTGAGCATCTGATACGGAGGATTATCATCAATGCCATCTCTGTCTAAGTTTCCTTTAAGTAATTCTACAACAGGAATCTCGCCATCGCCTCCAATAAAATGATCAATTAGTCCTGCCTCCCAATATGGCATTGTTCTACCACGCTTGACTTCAGCACCTCCCCAAACTATTTTTGTATTAGGTAAATGTTCTTTTACAAGTCTGCTAAGAAAAATAGCAACAGAAGTGCTCATATTAGTAAGCAAGCTCATTCCAATAAATCTAGGATTCTTTTCTTTAAAAACTTCTATCCATCCGTCAAACACATATTTGTATTTTTTATATGTTTCGCCAAATACCTCATCAACACGTTCTATTTCCCTACATTTAAAAACTGCATCTTGATCAAAGAACTGTTGTTTATCTCCATGCTTCACAAACTCATTATAAAGTTTTATATTTAAATCAATTACTTCGCAAGAATATCCTGCATCCTCGATATGTGCTTTGAGAACCGCTGGACCTACGGTTGGTGCATCAGGTAATATCTTAGGTATGATACATATTAACATATCGAGTTGTTTAGACATTAAGAAATCCGATTTATTTCAATATTTTCTTTATATAAACTATCAAAGAAAAATGAGTTTTTATTAAGCAAAAACCAGATTGATGTATCTTTGATTAATACTAATTCTCTTTTATATTTATTTTTAGCTTCTAATACGTTTTTAATAACTATTGGATGTTCATCTATGAAATCATGTCCAGACATAATATTATTGTCTGTTATAAATTTATCTATTATTTTAATTTTTCTATTGTCGTGTGCTGCATCTAAATAAACAAAATCAAATGGAGTTTTTATTTCATAATTCTCTGCCTTTTGATGTAACACTGTAATGTCGTCGACAAAATCTTTGCATAAATCTAAAAACGAATAATAAGTTGTTTCAAATTTTTTTGATTGAGTTATTGCATTTTCAATTAATTCTTTGTTGCCTAATATTTTATTATCAGAATCTTCATACCAAAAGTCGTCAATAACTGTTAATTTTGAATTTTTTTGTTTATTATAGTAGTATACTCTTGATGTTCTACCATAATACGCTCCAATTTCAACTATATTACTAAAATCTGGAATAATTCTAGCAACTTTAGCCAATTGCTCACATTGATACTTGCTAGTGCTACCAGGATGATCGTTATAATCTATCATCTGTTATATCCTTAAATATATCTTTCATTTCGGGAAATGTTTCAGCAAATGTAATGCCACGTTGCTTGTCACACAAATCCAAAAATTCTTTCATTTCGGGCAAGCGTCTGCTCCAATCCTCACTGTCCATAAAACTGAGTATGCCGTCTAATCTTTTTATTCCATACTCTGCACTGCGGAATTGTTCATACGTAATTTTTCCTTTGTGCCAACTAGGAATACCAAGTTCCCAGTTTTGTTCCCACCACGGATACCATGCTTCGTATTTTTCTCTAGTTTTTTCTTTAAACCATTTAGGCAAAACTTTTACGTTTAGATGTGCAGGCCAATACACAAAATGTTGACTAATGCCACCTGCACCAAATGGCCACATGTTTATTTTTCTATAACGTTGCTCTAGTTTCCATTGTATAAAATCTGGCAAGTAATGAATGTTGAGAGCTTGCACTGCGCAAGCAATAGTAACTTCTACATTGTCGCTAGTCTGTGTATCTAGAATACGGAACACTTCTTCTTGACGTTTCCATTTGCTTGGATAGCGTATGTAGTCATTCATTTCCTTTATACTGTCTATAGAATAGTGAAAGCGCACTAACTTGAATTCTTTCCAAAGATCAAACAAATCTTCACGCCACTCAACACCGTTTGAATTGTAACGTAATTCTAAGTCTTTTGCTAATCCTCTACGAATTGCTTCTTCAAGTATTTCATAATGTTCTTCAATAATAAGGCTTTCACCACCAGCAAAATAAATTTGCTGCATACTTGGCATTTGTTCATAAAACTGCTGCCAAAACACAGGATTTTGCTTGTGCCAATTGTAGCTACTACCGTTGGTGCTGCCTTTGTTTTCCCATTGCATTATTTCTTTTAATGATTCGTTTTTTACAGCAGGAAATATTGCTTTGTAATCTTTAATCCAACCCGAACTATCATGTGGGCTACACATTACACATGCTAACTGACACTTGGTGCCAAAACGCAAATCAATATATGCCAAGTTAGGAGGCACACTTCCATCTTCGTTAGTATCTTGTAGTATCTTATCTACATCAACACGTTGGCTCCAGTAGTGTGTTTCCCACATGCGTTTGCTACGATGTCCTGCTGCTTCTTCTTTGTAGCATTTAAGACAACTAGGCGGCTTTTCTCCGTTGAGCATTTGCTTGCGAACGTTCTTCATATAATCGCTATTCCAAGCAGTTTGGAAATCACTTACATTAAGATTGTTTGGTCTTCCTTCATCATCTTTAAGGATACCAACTTGCCCACCGTGTTCTTTGTCATTGGTAGGTCCAACTGAACTAGCATTTGCTGTGCAGCAAACTCTCATACTACCATCTGGTCTTGTGCTTAGATGCACCCAAGGTAACAAACAAAATGTATCTGAGGGATAATTGTTATTCATGCAATTACTTATGGTATATTTCCTACTATTTTATGATTTCCGATATTCAATCTTTTTTTACTGCAAGTTTGTGTACATCTAATGATTCTATCACATGAATCAGTGCCGTGTAATGTAGATTTAAAACTTTCCTGCAAATCATTGTTGTAAAATTCATGATTAATTATATCATCAAATTTATTATAATATAAATTATTCCAATTAGGTCTGTAATTTAGATCAAACCTATTTTTAAATTCTTGCAATCTATCAGTTAATAGATACTGTGCATTATGTAGAAAACAACAAGGCCATACTAATCCTTCATGTGTAATAAAAAATTGTTGTTCTGTTGCAGCATAACAGTTTACTTCTTGCTCTTTTGCAAGTTTATCCCAATTGGTATTATTTTTTTTATATGCAAGTCTATTTTCTATATCTGATCTGTCATGTCTGTATCTAAATGATGCAAATCCTAAATCTTTACTTAACTGTCTTGCTTCTTCAACTTGATGCTCATTCCATGGAAACACAACATACTGCCACTGTGCCTTACCTCCGCTATTGATATAGGCAGTTGCATTGTCAATAATTTTTTGGAAGTTTGATCCTCTCCTATACAAATGATTAGTATCTTGTAACCCGTCAATACTAAATTTAACATATGAACCTTTATGCTGACTTAGAATCAAAGCTATTTGTTTCCAATAATCAGGTGCCCGTAAACTACCGTTTGTTTGCACAATTACTTTTTTACCGGCATTAGTAATGTATTGTAAAATATCTAAAAACTTAGGATGCATTAAAGGATCATCTATTGAACCACAAAAATCAATATAGTCTAAATTTTTACACGCATCACTGTCTACTAAATCTTTTATTACGTCTACCGAAAGATATTGATTTTTTACAATCAATGGATGTATTTTATTTAAATCCTCGTTATACATGCGCACACAACCAGGACATTTTAAATTACAATTACTACTTATTTCTAATTGAAGTGCTAAAACATTTTCTATATATTTCATTACGCAAACTGCTCTGCAAAAGGATCAAATTCTTTTCCGCATTTCATACTACAAACTTTTAATTTGCCATCAGCGCAACTAGGCTTGTTCCAACTGGCTTCTATGTTGTCAAAAATACCTGTGTCAAACACTGCACGTAATCCATGTGTTTTTGCACTGATTGCATCTTTACCTCCTACAGCATCAATAAAGTCCCATACTTGTTCTACCTTAGGATCTTTGTGCCACCATTTATACATACGTCCAGCAGTCCAACAGCAAGGCATTGCAAGTCCTTCTGCTGTGATAAACAAACTACCTTCGTCTTTTACTTTACAATGTATTTCTGCACGATCATAATAGGCATCCATACTACCATGTTTTTCTTTGACCTTGTCATACTGCATTATTGCTTTATTTTGATATTTTTCATCTGGCTTTTTAAGTTCAGCAGTTTTTTCACCTTTGCGATTAACAGCTTGATGTGATTCTTTCTTCTCGCTATTGGCAGTTACAAATCTACCTGTTTTTTTAGCAACAAACTTTTCAAATCCAAGGTGTTCACTTAACTGTTTAGCTTCATCAACTTGATGCTGGTTATGATCAAAAACTAAAAAGTCCCAACGTGCTCTGCCACCAGCAGCAATAAAACTATGCATTGCTCGTTCTACATTGTCCCAGACAACACCCTGCCTGTATAAATGATTAGTGTCCCTAAGACCGTCAACGCTGAAAGTAACAGCACCCATCCTGCCAAAGACTTTGGCCAATTCACTCCACCACGCTTCATCTCTTGCTCCTGCGTTTGTATTCATAGAGAGCCACATGTCTTTGTTGTTCTCCCTGAAGTATTTAAATATTTCTAGTGTATCTCGTGCTACAATAGGATCACCCAAGTTACCACACATATACATTGTTTTTAATTGTGCAATAAACTCTGGCTCAAATATACGTTTACAATCATCAAGTGTAAGTTCGCTTAAATCTATGTGAGGATTTATTGCTCCGCCATTTTGATTGCGATCGCACATAGGACAACTTGCTTGGCAATTTTGTGTATTTTCTAAATGAATTGTTTTTATATTTTCATACTTATACATTCAACTTTTTATCTCTTAATAAAGTGCGTATATAAATATTTATATGGACTATTATCACATTTGGGCAGATCCGGTAGAAGGAACTGACGCTAAAGATTTTGCAATAAAAATGAAACGATTCCTAGATCAACTTGTCAAAATGAACAAGATGGAATCATATAAACTTACACGTATGAAATTGGGATTTCGAAGTATGGATATTCCAGAATTTCATATTATGATGCAATTTAAAAATATGCAACAGTTAGACAATGCAATGACTGCTGTGTTAAATGATGAAGAAAAAATAGAAGATGCACATGTCGGCTTTAATCAAATGGTAGATATTGAAACAATACAACATGCTTTATACAGGGACTATCCAGATGAGTAAAATTAATAGTTGGGACGAATTTCAACAGTTAGAAGAATTAGTATTAGGTAGTCTATACGAAAGTAGTTTTTTTGATGATGTAAAAAATCCTAAGATTCGCGGTGCTCTTAAAAAAATTATAGACGAAACTCATGAGGATTTAGATAATTTTAAATCTACAATGAATAGTCACGGTATTACTGTATATCAAGCAACAACAAAAGAAATGGGCTATAAGGATAGCATCATGGATTATGTAAATGTTGATGGCCAACTTGGATATAAAAAGAACGTAGGAGACGATTTTTTTCATACAGGAGTAAGTGCAAGTCTTATACCTAATCCTCCATTGCAGCCAAGAGACGATAGCATTGTAATGGGTAACAAAATACTATGCACTGATCCAAAAACATTTGCAACGTCAAGAATGATACCAATGTTTAAAAAATGGTTTGGTAATGAAAATGTAGATACCAGTGTAGCAGACAATGATATGCTGTTTATTAGAAGTGACAAGAATCTAAAAAACTTTTTACAAAAAGAAAATCTAGAAGCAACAGAAGAAAATCTAAGCAATGCTAGACAGAAAAACAAACTAGGCGGGTTTTGTAGTCCTAACCTAACACGTATTGGTAAAACCTGTTTGGTGGACACTTGGCAAACCCCAGGTGTGGTTGAAGAATTTTTAAGTATCAATGCACCTGAGTTTAATTATAAAAAGATTACCATAGGCGGACATAACGATGCAATTTTTAGTGTAATTAAGCCAGGACTTGTAGTTGCTACAAGAGAACTTACACCATACAAACATATTTTTGATGGTTGGGATATTATTTGGTTTGAAGATCCTAACTGGGATAATGTAAGACATTTTAGAGAACTGCGTTTTAAAAACCACGGTAAATGGTGGGTGCCAGGTGAAGAAACCAACGACGAGTTTACATACTTTGTAGAAGGTTTCTTGAACAATTGGGTAGGACAAGCAGACGAAACTATTTTTGATGTTAATTGTTTGGTTGTAGATGATAGGCATGTAGTAGTAAACAGTGATAATCCTTACTTAATTGATAACCTACGTAAACACCAGATGGAGCCAATTGTGTGTCCATTACGTCACAGCTTCTTTTGGGACGGCGGTTGGCATTGCTTAACTCTTGATGTAAAAAGAAACGGCGAGCAAACAGACTATGGAATTTGATATAAAGGATTGGATTATTTCTAGGCTAAGTGTTAATCTAGAAGAATTCAACGGAATGCCAGCTTGTCCTTTTGCAAAACAAGCACTGCTTGATAATAAAATTCAAATTGTAGAATTAAAAAACACTTTAAATCATATTTCAATGTTAGATTACTTTATTGCAGAACTAGAAAATTTTAGCTATCACTGGCCAAAAGATAAAGAGGTTGTTGTTTTAGGTTGCTTACCAGAATATATTAGTAGTGATGATTTATCATTGGCTGTAGAAGAAGCTAGTGAACGTTTTTTAAAAAAACGAGGGTATGTTGCACTAGAAGATCATCCTAACGATTTAGAATCAGTTGCAGGTTATAATCTTAATCAAGGTAATTATGCTTTAATACTTTTACAAGAAAGAGACAAGTTAGAAAAGGCAAGAAAGATTTTAACTAAAAAAAATTATTATAAAAATTGGACTTCAAATTACAAACAAGAAGTGCTAGGCAGGACCTAATATTTCAAAACCTGCAAAATTTTTCTTATATTGATCTGCTCTTTGTAAATACAGATACTTGTAACCTAAACTTTTATAATATGCACATTCGTGTTCCAGTGAAACAATACCCAATCTTAACTTTGGATTCTGATAGTTCCATGCAAATTGATCTGCAACTACGCTTAGTTGACTAGGATATACCAACATTATACTCCATGCAACTAAATGACCGGTGTCATCATAATATCCTAATATTTCATTATCTTCATAATCTTCTAAAAAGATGGGCATCACGCTTTTAAATTTTTTATACCGACAATATCTAACATAAATGTCATTTAATTCTTCGAATGACCAATTCTTTAGAACTTTTACTTTATCGTTACCCAATAAAGAATAGTTTGTTTTGCTCAAGTCAATCCTTGAGTAGTGATATTCCATTTTTTTGTTAACCTTATATCTGCCACACAACTACAAGTATTTTTTGTGCAAATTATTCTTTGTAAATCTATGTTATAATCTTTCCAAACATTTCCATATTTGACTGTCTTACATGCTGCGCCGTATATACTGCCATCTTTATCTATATATAGGTAATTATCGCCTTGCTGACATTTCCACCCTTTATATTTGTTTTTTCTATTTCTGATATAATCATATAAATCAACAATTACTTTTCCATTTTGTTTTAAAGCTGAATCAGAAAAATGCCTATTTTTATAAAATACACTGTTTTTATTCCATGTCTTATATTCCCTAGACATAAGTTTTTTATCTTCTTCTGTGTAATTTATTGCATTATCATTTATAAACTTAAATGCAAAATAACAATTTTGTATATTATTTGATTGTATTTTATCGGCTAATTCTAAACATTTTTGTTTGTATGCAGGATTATACATGATAAGCACACTTGTAATGTATTTTGAGGACAAAACTTTTGTAACATTAACAAAATGATCTACATCAGCAAACTCTGCATGAAATGAAAGATAAATTCTATGCAAAGGGGCTTTGAAAGACTTCCAATACCTTAAAGTACGAGAACCGTTTGAACTAAAACTAATATCTGCTATATCCTTTAACGCTTCACAAAAAATTTCTAAGCTAGGCCATAATGTTGGCTCTCCTCCCATAATATCAAACGCAATTTTTTCACCGTTACTGAAATCTTTTACCAACTTTATAATCTTATCAGTTTGTGCAGATGAAGGCCACCGATATTTACTATCATGCAATTCAGGAGCACAATATGAACAGGCATAATTACATACTGTTGTACATTCCCATGTAACGTGCTTATATGGAGTTTTAAGCTCAATCATCGAGAACTAACCTAATGTTTTTTCCAGGTCCTGTTTTGCTAGGCAAGTCACCGTATTGATCAATATACCAATGTATAACAGCACAATACCAATTCCAACTGTTATGATGTGCTTCTTTGTTAAACATCCAAATATTATTATTTGTTGCTTCCATTGTGCTTAATGCTCTTGCACTTTCTAATTGTAACTGTCTTACTGAAAAATTACTTAAATCCAATTCTCATAAACCTTGTGTATTTTGGTAAATCTCTTTTACCATTATATAAAACTTTACTCATAGTAGTCATTGCTTCGAACTCTTGCAAACTATTTACACAATTTACATGCTCATCTATATCAAAATAATCATTATTTTGTAAAACTACTAATTTTCCATCTGGAATTTTAGCATACCAATCTGAAAAATTTTCAATATGTTCGCAACTAGTGTTTATTATTGTGTCTGGTTTATCAAGAATAGGCTTGCTCATTCTATTATTAGCATTGCTCCAACTTTCCCACCAATGCTCATCATATGTAATGTGCATGATATCTTTGGTAACTGATTTAAAACGCCAACTGTCTACAAACCATGGCTTGTTAAATGTTTCAGCAATGTCAACACAAGTTGGATCAATATCAAAACTTCGTATCTTGTCTACTTTCATACCACTTTCAAAAAGCATTGTAGCAAGTGTAGCATACCACCCAGCACACAAATACACTGTTCCTAAATCTACTTTACATTTTTTAAGTTCTTCAACTAACCATAATTTACTTTGTAATTGTCCTCTGCTAAAACAATCTTCCCAAATTTTAGTTTCATTTACAAAGAAGTTTTTAAATGCTGCAATAAATTGTGTATCTACATATCTTTCAAGAATAGGCCACAGTTTCCAGGTGTTATCTTCTAACACAAGTTTACGTAAATCATCATCGTTGACTAATCTAAATATACTGTGCAAGTTTTGTTCTATTACTGCTTTGCGTAGATCTTCTATGTCTCCTGAAACATTATCAGGTAATAGTCTAAATATACTTGATAAATCTTTGTCTGTATATGCCCTACGTAAATCAGAAATTTTACTATTTGTTGGAAATAACAATTCAAATCTATCTAATAACTCAAATGTTTGCATTTTCAAACTGCTCCTGTAACCAATCAAAGTCGTTTATCTTTTTCAATGCTTGTAAATCTCCTTGGTGCAACATACCATATGCTGCTCCTGCTTTTGCGCCTGCAATAGCATAGTTGCCATATTGTCTATGTTCACCAACACTACACCAAATTTTTAAACGCTCATTTGTTTCATCGTCTTTTTGTCTGTCAATTACTTTACTAGATAATTTACAACACTCTCTAAATCCACTTTTAAAACTATTGAATGCATCAGTGTTAAATGCAGTAATATTACTTATATCATGCACTGCTTTAAACTTGCCACTAATACTAGTTGTCATATCAGGTTTGCTAATATCCATGTTTATGGTTAATTCTTTTGGAAAAAGTTTTACACCACCATACCCGTATACCATGTCATTAATTGGATTTTGACTACGCCATACATGCACACATTCTTTGTCCCAACGTGCAACTTGATAATCAAATTTAAAATCATCCACTATGATTGCATCACCGTCGACGATCCATAACATTTCAGTATCACATAATTTTGCTGCTTCAATGTGTGCTTGGTGAATACCTTTTACACCATGGACTCGTTTACAGTTAGGAAATCTTTCTAGTATTCTTTCGTAGTTTTCATCAGCATTAGGTTCTTGGTAACTGATAAAAACAATATCATAAGGCTTTGGTGTTGATATAACTATGTTTACTTCTTTTTTAGCAGCTATAAATTTGTATTCAAATTCTCTTTTGCTAAACTTTGCCTGTTTGCTACACAACACAATACCATCGTGATACTTGCCATTTAGATAAGCATGATTAATTGCTCTATCGTAATCACGATCATGACTAAAATAGGTATCAAATCCAAATCTACTAGCAGGATTTACATAATCAGGTATAATCCAAAACATTTCTGTTTTGCTAGTTTTAAGTGCTGTAAGATAATCATCATAGGTGTTTGGTTTAAATATTTCATACTTAACTGGCCCGCTTGCTTCGATATCCCATTCCTTTGCATTGACTAAAAATCTATGTTCTATTTCACGCTGTGATAGAGGACGATGCTTGCTGCAAAGGAACAATCCGTTATACAAATCTTCACCTTGCACCCTGTGTATAAATGCATGATTTTGTTTTCTATCATACTCGTTGTCGTGTGTGAAATAAACATCAGGAATAGTTGCTGAAATATTAGCACTACCCATCCAAAACATTTCAGTTGAACTGCTTTCTAACGCAAGTAAGTATTCGTCATAACTATCTATATCAAAATAATCATATGCTTTAGGACCACTACCTACTACATCCCATTCCTTTGCATTAACTAAAAATCTATGTTCAATTTCTTTTTCAGTAATCGGAACATGTTTGCTACATAAGAACAAGCCATTACGTTTATCTCCGCAATGCAAAAAATTGTGATTTGTTTTTCGATCATATTCGTTATCATGCGGAAAATACAAATCAGGAATATCTGCTTTAATATTAGCACTACTCATCCAAAACATTTCAGTTTTGCTATTATCAAATGCATGTAAATAATCTTCATAACTATCAATTTCAAAAACATCATAGTTTGTCCGTGTGCTACCTACTATGTCATGTTCAATCCTGTTTACTAGAAATCTATGTTCTATTTCACGCTTGCTTAATTTTGCACGTTTACTACACAAAAACAATCCGTTATATGCACCGTATTCAGTTAACCATGCATGATTTTGTGATCGTAGCTGCGATTCATGATGTGTAATGTAAAAAGAATTAACTAAATCTTTGTTGTGTTGTATATTTTTTGTACTGATCCAAAACAAATCAGTTGTAGTATCTTCAAGAGCTTGTGAATACTGATCATAAGTGTCTACGTAGAATAAATCATACGGTTTAGGTTTACTTGCAACAATATCTACTTTTTTTTGCTGCACAAAAAATCTATGTTCTAATTCTCTAGAGTTAAAATTTATTTTTTTAGGAACTAAACATATTCCGTCATAAGTTTTATCATTTAAAAAAACATGTGCAATATCTTGGCTGTAATCATCAGGCACATAATCAAAGTTAAAATCTTTTTCAACTTCTATGTCGTCAAAAACAATCCAAACAAATTTAGTCAAACTGATTTGCTGTGCTTTTTGCACAGTGTCGGCTTTTTTTGCTACTAAAACTCTTTGCTTGAGTTGATTATACTGTTCTTGGTTGTTTCCTACAAACACAATGTCAAACATATCATATTATATATGTTCTAAATAACATTGTCAAGAACTAATTGACCGATAAATATGTTATAGGAGATTACCATGGAATTATACGAAGGTGGCCAGTATCGCATTGATATTGTAGGAGGCGATAGCTCGCTAATTGTTGATAGTAGTTCAGGAACAATTAGAGCAAATATTGAAAATCACAGTGGCGCAATTGTTTTTGATTTAGATATCAGAAAATTATATGGTTCATTACAAGGAAATGTTTATGATACTGATAGTGATATAGCATATGACTCGTCACTTAAAATATTTCATGGAACATTTGACGGAACATTAACTAATAAAGGCTTTGTAGTGATTAATCAGCATAGCTCTAACGTTCCATTAGCATCAGACATCTATGGTCCTGGCAACGTTCTTGCTTATGATAGATTACAAAACAAATTTTATGGCAACTTTACAGGTAATATTGTTGATTCAACCGGTAACGTTTTGCTTTCAACAGATTCAGACTTTCCAAAAATAGTTGCTGATGTCCAAGGTAACATTTACGATAGCAGCGGTGTTGTAATATTAGATGTCGAAAACAATCGTTTGAATAACATTTCATACACAGGCAGTATACAAAAACAAATAACACCAGGAAACTATGATTATGCATATAATCAAACTACAGATATTTTCAAAGGCAAATTCTACGGAAACATAATTGACGAATCTTCAAACATTCTAATAGACGCTGACACTCATAAAATTAATATTCCTTTGTATAGTGATATCAGAAGTTTGATAAACGGCGATATTGTATATGACGCAAATACCGAAACCTTTGCAGGAAATGTATCAGGAGATATTGTAGATGACGGCTACGATATAGTTTTAAACCCAAGTTTAAGAATGTTACAAGCTAGTGTATACGACGGCCGAGGCAACATATTATTAGATTATGAGAACAGAACATTTTACGGATCTGTAGTATCTCAATATTCAACTACACTTGAAGGTGATATTGTAGACGGTGCTGATGTGATTTTTGCATTGCAAAGCAGAACCTTTTTAGAAGATATATCTGGTAATTTTGTTGGCAGCTTTAAGGGTAATGTTTTAAACGGTGATGATAATTATGTTTTTGATTATTCAGCTAATCAGTTAAGTGCAGAAATTGTTAGTGCAACAACATTAAATGGACACCATACAGGAACGCATTCAGGTAATTATACACATTCAGACGGTGTTTTATTTGATGCAACGTTGAAACACTGGACCGGTGTTAGTCTAAACGGTAATATTTTTGCAGATAATGGTTTAGAAGTTTTTGATCCTACAGCAAATACCTTATCTACAACAACTGTATATGCAGATAATGTTGTTGCTACAAGTTTAGACCTTGACACTACCGAAATAACATCAGACGGTATACGTGTAATTGTTGAAAGTGCATACAGTATGCCAGCAGTCACCGGAAAATTTTACCGTGCTACACAGCCAAATATTCCTGACTGGTATCAACAAGGTTTTAGAGTAGAAGCTATTGGAGGCACATGGTTAGACCCATTACCAGTTACAGCAGGAACAAAACTACCTGCTTTTGCATTTAATGCAGCAATTGAAGTCAATCCTGAGCCAGAAGATTCTACTTTCGAGCTTGATAGCGATATGAAATTTGCAAGTGTTGCAGGTATCTATGCAAAAATTCCCAACGATGCAGTAATAAGCACATCAGCAGGCGAACACAGAGGTTGTCCAGGCGAGTTAATTTTTGCTACACAATCACCCACCTATGGTGCCAATTATATGGTATTTGATGCTAACGGACAACTTGCAGTTGACTTGAAAGATTTTAAAGTTCATGGAGAAACAGGAGTCACACCAAGCAACACTAGCACACCGGACAGTTGGCTACAAGCAACTGTCAATGGCGAAACTAGGTTTATCCCGCTTTACAGCTAATGTTTGAATACTACTATAACACAGTGCCAGGCAAAGGCCTGTGTAGAAATAATCTTGTATATACAAGCAAGATAGACAGACAAAATAATCTGTTTAGTGTTCATTACACAGTAGATCAAAACTATCACAAAAATCAATGTTTACCTCAAAGTGTGCTGAACGAAAAATGGCGTAGAGAATTTAAGTATACACTAGAAGCACCTCATACACTAGATGTAAAAGAACTAGACAGTGTTAAACGTAGAATAATTTTTAACATACAAGGCGACGACTTTTGGCAACTTGCTAATTGTGATTGGCGTAATTTTGATAAAGTATTGCCAGACTGGCAAGAACAAATGCTCACTATACTACAGGACTATAGAAATAAAGGCATTTGGAAATACAGTTTACATCCAAGCAGTTTTTTTATCATAGATGATCAGCTCAGAACTATAAATCATTTTTTTTGTTACAGTGATGACGAACCAGAAGTAAGTATAGAAAGTGTGCTAGATCATATTAGCAAAGATAGACAAGAAAAACTTTTTGAATATTTAAGTTACAACAGCATAGATCCAAGCAAAACTTTTTCTTTTAAATTTTATGGAGGCGTAGTGTTAGATAACTTTAACAACGATTACCCTAAAGAATTTATCGAAGAAGCAAAGAAAATTTATTTGGCATAACATCGTGTAAATGTTGAATCCAAAAAGCATTGGTTTTAAATTTTACACCAGTTGATGTAACTGCAAAATTATTCATTGCATGTCTAGCATTGATTTCGTTCAGCAATGGCGAAATGTATTTGTCAAATATAAACCTTGGATTATCACCATCAGCTACAATTTCTACAGAATCAGTAACCCAGTCGGCTCTCTTTAGTAAACATCTAACTACTAATTGGTATCTTGGGTATTGGCCAAAATTAGCAGCACTGTGAATACGTCCAGCATCCATCAAGTAGTAGTTTCCATCTGCTTTTAGTGGATATATCATGTTATTGTTTACATCAATCAAAGCTGCATTATCTCCTGACAAATTTAAATGGTATCTATTGTCAATATCACTGTGTAATTGATAACAAGTTCCGCACTCTTGACGAATAATACGTGCTTCACCTACATCAGGTAATACATTCAATAATTCTTCAAATACAGTTCCTTTGTAATGGGGACTGATTTTCCACGGATCATAGAAAAAATCACCTGTAGGCATATTAAGAACATTTTTACCTGACCAATCTTTGCACAATTCTGCTGCTTTTTCAATTAATTCTAAGTCTATTTTGTATTCAGTGTTGCTAATCATACAGTATTTAATGAATAAGTATTTGTATGATACGTGGTTTCGAAAACTTACCCTACATTGACTTAGATCCTTTTTTAGACATAGAAGGATTCAAAAATTTAAATGCCGAAATCTGTAGAGGCATGGCTCAAGCACGACCATTTGCCAAAGAAGGCACATGGATGCCAGCAGGTTTTGATTTAAAAGATATGAGCTACATTGGCAATTGGAAGCCTGTGTATAAAGCCTTTGAAGAATATCAAGCATTAGAAGCAGATGATCCTATACGTGTAGAAGGTGATAAGATTTTCCCTCAAGACTTTACTAACTATGCTGAACGTAATCAATTTGTTAGATATTTAAAAAGTGCCATGGGCGCACACGATCCGTATACCTACTATGTTTTACAAGAAGAAGGCACCAATATGAAAGATAGAGGTGCTGAACAAAGAGCAGCAACAGAAGAAAGTTCTTACTTTCCGGGTGTTATGAGTTGGATAGCACAACTACAGGAAAAATCAATTGTAGAACACGTAGGTAGAGTAATGTTTTTTGTTAGTGAAGCAAGTAGTAGACCTTTTGAGCATAGAGATTTAGATCCAGAAGTAAAAGACTATACTGATCACAATATTGAATTTATTCATATACGTCCAAACACCAAGCGTGGATTTTATATTTGGGATCCAGAACACAAACGCAAACATTATGTAAATTCACTTGCTTGTTTTTTTAACGATCAAGATTGGCATGGTGGCGAATTTTCTATGGAGCAAGAATATGGACTGCGTATTGACTGTAAATTTACACAAGAATTTAAAGAACGCATAGGAATAGGACACTTGACACATTACTAATGTGTGTTATAATTTAATATGGTAATTGACGGAGTTTACATCCCCCTTAAAAGAAATTGGAATAGAATTGGCATCAGTCTAAGTGGCGGTGCTGACAGTGCTTTGCTGGCTTACTTTGTGTTGAGTAATACAAACGCTGATATCTACTTTATCACACAGGTGCGTATGTGGAAAACACGCCCTTGGCAACGTTGGGTTGCTAGAGATGTAGTAAGTTGGTTCCGTGAAAAGTTCCATAATCGCATTGAACACATAGAAGGCTTTATACCTCCCGAAATGGAAGAGCCACATACAACATTTATTACTGACGAATATGGACAAAGTAAGCCTGGTAACAGGATTATACTGCGAGCTCACAATGAATACATTGCACACCTACACAAACTTGACGCATGGTATGCTGCTGTGACACTTAATCCAGATGAAAAGTTTGAAGGTGCTCCTGAGGACAGAGAATATGCTAGATTGCCTGCCGAAACAAAACATATGGGTGTAACAGTGTGTCATCCTTTTAGTATGGTTCGTAAAAATTGGATTATAAAACAGTATGTTGATTATGAAATTGGCGAACTGTTGGAAATAACACGTAGTTGTGAAGGAGAATTTGAAGGGCTAGACTATACAACATACAAACCTTATCAACATGTGCCATACTGTAACGAATGTTTTTGGTGTAAAGAACGTGAATGGGGTATAGCTAATGCATCCAAGTAAAACTTTTTGTTTACACCCTTTTACAGGTCTTGCTACCAGAGAAGACGGTGCAATCAAAGTATGCTGTCGTAGTCAACCAATTGGCTGGATACAAGATGAAACATTGGAAAGTGCATGGAATAACAAAAACATGCTTAGAGTTCGTGAGCAAGTATTAAATAATGAAATACCAGCCGAATGTGTTCCTTGCTTTGATTTAGAAGCACAGGGTGTAGAAAGTTTAAGACAAAGACATATAAGAGACAGTTTTCCTGATGCACGTATAAACTTGTATCCTGATGCATTAGACAAACTCAATGATGACTATACCATGCCGTTTGAGTTTCCTACTATTGAGATAAAAATTAACAACTTGTGCAATCTCAAGTGTAGAATGTGCAATCCATTAGACAGCACACAGTGGAAAGACTGGGAAGAAGTAGAACAGTTTTATGAGGCAGAAGACAACTACTTAGTGGATGCTGTGCGCAAACTAGGATTAACACGAGCACCATACATTGGCTTGTTTGAAGATAGTGCAGAGTTTTGGAGCAATCTTGAAAAATTGCTTCCATATTTCCGCAGAATTGATTTTGCTGGTGGCGAACCACTGATGGATCCTAGTCACTATCGCATTTTAGATATGTTAGCACCATACGGCGAAAACATTGAAATAAAGTATGCTACAAACGGCACAGTGACGGGTATAAAGGGCGGAAGAACCATACACGACTATTGGCCTAAGTTTAAAAACGTGGTCGTAAATGTAAGCATAGACGGGCTACACGATGTGTATGAATACATTAGAGGCAATGGTAAGTTTGAAGAAGTGGAAGAAAATGTCAAAATCTTTAAGAGCTTTCCCAATGTTAAATATGTTGTAGGTGCTTGCACTGTCCAAGCAGGTAATGTTTTACAATTGCCACAGATTATCGATTATTTTTTAAACACAATGGGCATTGTGTTTTACTCGCACAGAGTAAACTATCCAAATGTTTTAAGTGCTCAGTGTTTACCAAACAAATACAAGCAAAAAGTTGTAAAAGAATTAATTAAAATTAAAGAAGATGTAAAAAAATATCCTATTATGAGTTTAAACGATAAGTTACTACCTATTACATTACGACAAATTGATGATAATATTAACTTTCTATTAGCCAAGGACTTGTCTCACAAATGGCCACAAACTGTAGAGTTCAATCGTAGATTAGACAAAAGTCGTAATCAAACAAATTTTGAAGATTTAATTAATGATTACGGAAATTAAAAATAATATCAATGACGATACGCTAATGATAGATATGAGTATTGGTAATATTTGTAATTATCAATGTTGGTATTGTTTTAAAGGAGCCCACGAAGGTAATCATAAATGGTTTGATTACGATATATTAATTAAGAATACAGACAGACTGCTCAAATGGTATATGAGTCAAGGTAAAACTAAATTTGATATTCATTTTGTAGGCGGTGAACCCACACACTGGCCAAAGTTACTAGATTATATAAAATATTTAAAAGACAACTACAACTGTTTAATTAGTATGACCAGCAATGGTAGTAAAAAATTAGACTTATGGAATAAATTTGCCAAATATTTTGACAAAATACATCTAAGCTATCATCATAAACAGGCCAATCTACAGTCATTCATTAATGTTGCTGATTTACTGTATAAAAATAAAGTTATTGTAAGTGCTAGTGTAATGATGGATCCGTTAGATTGGGACAAATGTATATCAGCAATTAAACAAATGAAAAAAAGCAAGTATCGCTGGACTATTAGATATTCAGAAATTTTAAGTCATGAAAAATATACAGAAAAACAAAAAATTATTTTAAAAAAACATAAAGCTCGTAGTGCTAATCCTTTTTGGTTTTTTATTAATAACAAATACAAATCAACTAAAATATATGTAGACAAGAAACGTGTGCCAGACAATTATATTTTAGTAAATAAACTTAATAATTTCAAAGATTGGAAATGTAATTTAGGATTAGACTGGATACATGTTAGCCCAAACGGTGAATTAAGTGGAACATGTGGACAACATTTATTTGGCGAAGATAAAAATTATAATTTTAGACAAAAAACATTTTATAAAAAGTTTAATCCTACATTACAACCTGTTATTTGTAATCAAAGCGAATGTAAGTGTATGCCGGAGACTAATATCAGTAAATGTTTAGTGTAGAAAACAGATGGCCACATTATAGAGATAGTGTAAAAGTAGAATGGAACCTAGGTAAGCGTTGCAACCTAGATTGTTCTTATTGTCCTCCTGAAATACATGACCAACACAGTCCGCATACAAACGTAGGCAAACTTTTTGATACTGTAGATACGCTTTCCAAAATAGACAATGTGCGAATTAGTTTTACAGGAGGCGAGCCTTGTGTGCATCCTCAATTTGAACAATTGATAGAATATGCTAGACCAAAAATTAAATGGCTTAGTGTAACCACTAATGGAACAAGGAAGTCAGACTTCTATTTAAATTTACGTGTAAATTATATTGTTTTTAGTTTACATTTTGAAGACGTTGACTGGAGTGTGAGACTTAATAACATAATTTATCTTGCCGGCACATTAGGAGGCACAAAATTTCCAAAAGATTATCATGTAATGGTAATGGCTCATCAAGATTATATGCCCGAAGTAAAATTAGCAACAAGATGGTTACTCGAGCATAATATTCCGTTTAGTATTAGACGTATACGTTGGACTGAAAAACATGATTGGTTTGACGATATGCGTTATAATTTAAAAGATCTAGAATGGATTAAAAGCACAGAAACAACTGCCAAGCCAAATACGCTTGTTGATAGCAAAGAACTAATGCACACTAACGATATACTTAAAAATAAATTAAATATGTTTAAAGGTTGGCAATGTAGAGCAGGAATAGAAAGTTTAATGATCAATTGGGACGGCGAAGTGCATAGAGCAACCTGTAGAGTTGGTGGCAGTCTGGGAAATATATACGAAGGAACATTTGTTAGACCAGAACAAAATATAATTTGCACTAGGAATTGGTGCACTTGTGCAGCAGATGTAAATATTACAAAATGGAAGTAGATGCAATAAAATTAACCAAACCCGAACCTATGATGGTTACATGGGATATCGGTAGAAGATGTAATTTTGATTGTAGTTATTGTGAAAGCACACGGCACAATACTTATAGTCCTCCTACAAGTTGGGCTAATTTGTGTGCTACGCTAGATTTTATAAAACAATACACAAGATTATATAATCAACCCAATGCTAACATTGGATTTACTGGTGGCGAACCAACTGTAAATCCACGCTTCTGGGACTTTGTAGGAAAAATAAACAACGAAACTGAATTTCAAGTTGGTATGACCAGCAACGGCACATGGCCAGAAAAGCATATTGATTTTATTAAACAAAACTTTGTAGGCATAACACTAAGTTATCATGCCGAAGCAAATCTTTTTAGCAAAGAACGCACAATTAACAATGCAATCTTAATAAAAGAAGCAGATATGTGGCTTACTGTAAATGTAATGATGCATACCGACCACTGGGATGAATGTGTTGAAGTTCACGAAAAACTCAAATCACACGGTATAGACAGCAAACCTACCATGATTGGTGACGGCAACTTAGGTGTCACAGATTGGTTTGAGGACACAGAAGGTGTTCAGCGTAGGACCAGTCATCCATATACCAAACAACAACAAGAATGGTATCTACGAGAAAAAGGTTTGCCCACAAATATAGTGGAAAAAATTACTGAAGGCTATGAATTACCAAGAGGCTGCTGTGGTGCTAGAAGTATAGAAGGTAGTTGTAATGGCTGTTGGCAGAATGTAGAAGCAGTGAACACCAACTTCAAAGACTGGTATTGTGCTGTTAACCGTTATTTCCTACACATTGATCAACACACAGAAAAAGTATATCACCATCAAACCTGTCAAACCAGTTTCAGTGGCAGGAAAGGACCAATAGGCAGACTCAGCAATCCTGATGGTATACTAAACTATGCTTATGAAAACAGAGATAGGATCATACGCTGCCCGCACAGTAGATGTGGTTGCGGTATGTGTGTTCCTAAAGCTAGGTCACTTGATGTTTTTCAACAAATTGTTGGCTCGGGTTTGTAGTAAGATTGCCACAGGTTCTAGCACAAGTATATAATTTGTATGTAGTCCAGTAGCGTTTCCAAACGCTTGTATATCCAGGCTTGCTGATAACTTGTTTGATGCTTTGGTTGCGTAAATTTGTGTTGCCTAAGTCTGCTATCAAAAACTCATATTGACTTTTGATTTTTTGTTTTGCTTCATAAAATGGGTCTTGCCTAATGTGATAGTTGTAAGGTATGCTGGCTAAAAAGCAGCAAGGCATCAAATCTAAGTGTGCGTCTATGTAAACTTCATGTTGCTTTTTTGCCCAACAGTCTATTACGCTTGCTTCTACTAGATCTGGTATTTGTTCAGGGTCAATAGGTTGTGTGGGCGTGTGTGGTTCTAGTGTGTCTATAACATATCCTAGATTGTTTTTTACTGAGAAGCTGTTTTCAAAAGCAAATCTACTGCTGTCTTTCATAGTGAAATATTTAAATCCATAGTATTTTGCGACTTCTTGTGCTGCTTTTACTTGATCAGCGTTGTGCTTGAATCTTATCATACTCCATTCTGCTGTGCCACCGGCATTAATAAATGTTCTAGCATTGTTTATGATTTTGTTGTAGTCAGTGTTGATCCTATATCTACTGTGGGTATTGGCTAATCCGTCTATGGCAAAAACAACTTTGTGTTCTGCGGGCAAATGTTTTGGCAGGTCTTTCCACCAACGTTCATTTCGTAAACTACCATTGGTGTGTATGTCGATATAGATATCATCATCCTTTACCCAGTCTAACATTTTAACCAAATGAAAGTTTAGCAACGGATCACCAAAGTTGCCACAGAACGTAATTTTTTCAATTTGTCTCTTGACTTCTTCGTCAAAAACCTGTATAAAGTCGTTAAAGGTCCAGTCTGCTTCACGTAACAAAGGATTTTGTATGCCGCCATGATAGTTCCTGCTACACATAGGGCATTGTGCTTGACAGCGATTTGATATTTCTATGTGGACGCTTTTGAGATTTGTAAAACTAAACACTTTTTATTTATATACGCACTTAACGAACTAAATACCATATGGATCATATAGAGTTTTATCAGCAGCATAAAAATGCCGCAACAGAATTACGTCCGCTTCCAGATTATGGATTAGAAGATCAAGCACGTTGGATTATTTCAGGACATGGCTATCAATATCTAGAACTAGACTGGATGTTCCCTACTGCTCAATGGCAAAAGGAAAGCAATTTAGCTGAACCTTATTATGTAGCACATAGAGATGAAGCCACAGGAGAAGGCACACACAATGGATGGAGTAGTTGTGTGCTACACGGTATAGGCATAGACAAAACCAATGTGTATCAAACATACGGATATGAAACAGAGCCCACATATTCATGGACTGAACTAGGAGAAAAGTGTAAAAGCATACGCATGTTCTTTGAAACTGTGTTTCCAGCAGAACGTTTTGCTAGAATACGCTTTATGCGATTAGCACCTGGTGGTTGGATATCACCGCACAATGACTTTTCACCCATGGTAACTTCAGAAAATCTTTTTGACTTTCCTATACCTGTGAACATTGCTGTAGATCATCCTGACAATTGCCACATGACCATAAAAGACTCTGGAGTAGTTCCTTTTGAATCTGGAAAGATGTGTTTAGTAAACATATTCCGTGATCACAGTGTAGTAAACTTCAGTGACCGACCAAGAATACACATTATTGCTCACTGTTATTTAGGCAATCGCAAAAAAGAATACTGTGAACTAATTGTAGATAGTTATCGTAAACAACATGAACGTATATCCAAGCAAATTCACTGATAATAAAACCTGTGTGTGTATTGTAAACGATGTTGCTGAATACACTGTGGACCGAGAACTGGTTGTAAATCGTGCTGACTACACAATCAGCAACTTAACTGGCCAGGGCTATACTGTGTTTGAACATACCAGCGTAGACAAACTGCTACAACGTGCCTGTGGCAAATACGATCGTGCTGTTGTAATCAGTGCTGGCACAGAATTCGTCAACGGCACACAGTTTTTTGACACCCATCCTGAAGAATATGATTTGCTGTGCCACATACTGGACGGTGGCGATGCCTATTACGGAATACACCCACAATGTTTCAGCATCAACTTACAAACCTATGTTAACCTAGGCTGTCCTGAATTTGGAAAACCACAGTTCTTTACAGATTACCAAGCACTTGAACCAATGCGCAGTCACAGTAATATACACGACGACTACTTACCAACATGGGTAGGCGCTGGAAAAATTATTGTAAACTACAAACACAAACAAGCAGGGTGGAATCTAATCAAGACCATGCTGGACAATCATCGTAGTATTCAAGCCTACTCAGGCGATCAACGTGCGGGCAAGTTTTATCAATACAGGGGTGGAGAGACCTCAAGCTATATCTATCAAAAATATAATTATTGTTTAACTACACATGTTCACACACAAGCAACAGGCAAGCCCAACTATCCAAGAGTGTATGACACACCCATTATGCGTCTTGTAGCGCCTGCTAATCCTGCTGCTGCTGAACAACGTGGCCCTGCTGCTGAATACATATACTATGATTACAATTTGTCAGCATTGGAAGCAGCAGGAGGCGGCATACATGTTGATCCTGTGAACACACCTGATGATTTTGTAGCACACATACCCAAAGACAATCCACAAGGCACAGTGATTGACATGAGCAACATATTCTGTTATGAAGGCACTGCTGCTATGTATAGTTTACGCTACAGAGTGGCGCAAGAGAATAAACTAATTGAATTGCTACAACAAGAACTAGGTGATGCTACTGTGATATTTGATCAACGGGCAGCAGAGGGTATACAGCCTTGGCGGGCGGAAACAGGCTTGGTGAAAGATCTCACACTTACTGATTTTGACTGTTTAGATCTGCCATCATGGCATCAAACTGTGATTTAGTTCGTGCTTTAGGCGCACATATACCACACCAACAACTTGATTTTTTACAAACTATGCCGCGATTGTGTGCTGATTCTAACATAGCATCTGGATCGCTCAAATTGCCAATAGGTCCTACACTGCCTGAATAATTCATCCTACAGTCTTTGTTTGTAAAAACTTCGCCTGTGTTTTGTCTAATATACAAAAAATGATCTGCTACACTACAATGCCAGTTTTTGAATCTGTTGTCAACACGTTTGGTATCACAGCCGCCGGCACACAGCGTTTTGCCACCGCAACAGGCTCTGCCTTCAGCACTGAGATTCAGTCCTTTTACCAACGCATGAGCAATTTTGTCTTTTATACCAACTCTGCGGCCCAACAAATATTCTGCTTGTTCAGCAGTATAGTTCCAACGCATGTCCAACCAATGATGGTCAATCTGTCTTGGTAGATGTGGTATGTGATAGGCTTTACACCATTCAATCATTTGAACACAGTCTTCCCAATGTCTTGGATCCATCATGATGTTTACACAAAAGTTTTTGTCCTTGCCTTTACAATACATGATGTTTTGTCTAACCATGTCTTTTTGTTTTTGGGTAGCACTGGCATGATAGCTTATTGTGTAATAGTCCACAAACTCTGATACTCTGGTCCACTGTTTTACGCCAACTACAGCATTGGTTATAAATGCTATGCCCATATACCAATCGTATTTTTGTCTTTTGAAGTTTATCCATTTCAGTATATCAACTATATGTGGATGGAATAGACTTTCACCACCTTGTATGTTTAAATTGGCTTGCCTGGCTGATAGAGGACGTTCTGCCATCTTGCGATCAACATAGCGAAATATAAAATCCACAGTCTCATTACACTCGCCTAGTCCAGGATGTTCTGTTTTATTGTCATGACCATCGCCGCAATACGCACAATCAAGATTACATTTCAATGTGCTTTCCCAAGCAACTTGAAATATCCTGTCATCCTTTGGTATTAGTGTATCAAACATGTGCTCTCCACTTGGTGGTTATTGTTTCGCCGCTACATGGACAAGTGTATTTACTACATTTTACAGGTTTGATTTCAATATCGGATAAATCGTAGATGTTGTAGCCGAGATCAGTTCCGCAATTGCCGCCAACATTGCCCTGTCTATCTATTTTTACCGTATCAACACCTAAATTACACTGCCAACCCTCAAAGTGATTTAGATCATTTACCACAAAGTAGTTGTCGTCTGTGTGTGTTTCGCCGTCAATGCTGAATTTCGTTCTTGGCTTGCGTTGAACTTCTTGATACCAGTCCATATTAGGATATTGCTTAATTGGATCACGCACATACTCAAGTTGTTCCTCGTTGTAGCGATGTTTGCCGTCATACAAAACAGTCTTAGCAAGCACTGGAAAGAGCTTTACACCGCCCGTTACACGGTCTACAAGCGTCTTACAGCGTTCAAAGTGTAAAGGATCCATCAACACGTCAATATTTGTTTCTACACGATAATCGTATAACAGTTCAGCAACACTGAGACAATGAGCAGGGTCGCCTGATTCATGATGTAGACTTATGTGGACAACATCAAAACAATGCCAATGTCTTTTCCACCAACTGATACTTTGACTAGCATTGGTGCTCAAGCATATTTTTATATCATGTGCCATTTTAAGTGTGTTACACAATCTTGGCAAGTGTTTCCACAATGTAGGCTCACCGCCTATAAGATACAGTCTTGTAGGTCTATCGTGTTGTTTGATATATTTTAGCAGTGCTGTTTCTAAACGATCTACTGAAGGCCAACGCACTGTGCCTTCGTTAGCACCTGGAAAGCAATAACCACACTGGTAATTACAAGTGTTGCCCAAATCTAATTCAATGACAAAGTCAGTGTCGTAGTTTTCAATACGCTTCATAACAAATGTGCCAATTCAGGAAATACTGCTTTAGCATTTACTCCTCTAATAGCATCAAGTTTGTTTACATACTCTCGAAATCCTGGCAGCATATCACTACGGTCTTCTGCGTCCATGTGATTCAATATTGCTTCCCAGCGTCTCCAGCCATAAGGATTATGTTCCCAAAAGGTAGAGTCCGTTGTCCAATGGTTATACAAGTAGTCTTTGAATTTTCGAAACAATTCACGTATTTCTGTTTTGTCCTCTTTGGGCAATATTTGTATGCTCAAAAACGTTGGTATGTATAGTAGGTGCATGTTCACTAGACCGCCGCCTGCTTTTACGCCTCGAATTTCTTCTGTATTAACTTTTTTAAAATTCTGTGATATTTTCCAATGTATGAAATCTGGCAAATGTTTTATGTTAAAAATTTGTATAGCAGTAGCAATACTTGGACGTATGTTGTCTGGTGTATTATCCAGCATGTGTAAATTGCGTTCTACTGTATCCCAATCTGTAGGATAACGTATGTAGTTGTTGCGTGGTCCAGCAGCGTCCATGCTGACACCTACTTTTACTATTTCAAAATGACTCCACAGATCAATTAAATCTTTGTCAACCAGTATACCATTTGTATTGTAGCGTAGACGTATACTTTTGTTATATCCTTGTCTAACAATTTCTTCAATAAACTTTTTGTGTTCAGCAATCATCAGTGGTTCGCCGCCAGCAAAGTATACTTCACGTAGATTAGGTATTTGTTTGTATAAGTCGTCCCAGAATATTTCTTGTTCATGCCATTTGTTGTTGAAAGCAGATTTGTCCCACTGCATTTGTCTTTTAACTTCTGGATCTTCTAACTGTGGCTCTAATACTTTCCAGTCCTTTACCCACTTACTACTGTCATGTGGTGAACACATTACACACTTGATATTACAAGTGTGCCCAAGGCGCAGGTCTAAATATTGTAATTCTTCTTTGTAGTATCCATTTTTGTGTGTTTCGTTTAATAAATTTTGTATATCAAGACCACGTTCCATCCATGTTCCTGTTTCCCACACACGTTTACTTACTACACCTTTTGATTCTTCAGCAAAACATTTGCTACAACTTGCAGGTATCTTGCCTTCCATCATTGTGCGCCTTACACCACGCATGTATTCGCTGTTCCATGCTTCCATAGGAGATGTTGTCGCAAAGTTTATATGCTGTCCGCTATCGTCTTTTACAATACCCACTGTATGATCTGTGCCTGCTCCGCTGGCATTAGCACTACAGCATAGTCGCATATCTCCGTTAGGCCGTGTTGCCATGTGTATCCAAGGCAAAGCACAGAAAGTTTCTGTTGCTTCTGCTTTTAGTCTATTGTTGAATAAATCTAAAAAATCTTTCATTTACGTCCGATCAATAGGTATCTATTATATAATGGCAAGTTAAGTGTATCTTTATACATTATATCTCCTAGCTCACTTGCTTCAGCAAATTCGTGTAGGCTATCATAGCACCTAACATGATCTGGCACTTCTTTATAATTATTGTTTTGTAACACAAGCAAACTATTATCAGGCACATTATTCAACCAACGGTTGTATTGTTCTTGGGTAATATGCTCTGTGCTTGTGTTAATAACTACGTCAGGCTCATACTCATATTTATATTCGCACATGTCTGCGGTAATTGCTGTAAACTTGCCTATCATTTCTTGACGTTTACATATCATATTTGCTGTTTCTTCGCAACTAGGATCAATATCAATGCTGCGTATATCATTAATGTCAAGTCTGCTGTTGAATAGTAAACTACTTAACACTCCATTCCAGCCGCCGTGGATAACTATGTCCAAAGGTTTTATAGGTGCGTAACCAGTTAGTTTTTCAATAAGCCAAACTTTGCTTTTTATTTGACCTTTCCAAAAACTTTCTAACACACCAAAATGGTTTTCGCTGTTGCGCACAGCGTCCATCCAAAATGCTACATCGTCCAAGTTTACCAGCATGTTTTAACCATTTCTTTTCTTATTTTTTGGAAGTGTTTAAAATTATGTTTACGTATTTCTAATGTAATGCTGTTTAGTTCTTCCACACTATACTTTTTAATTGTATTATACAATGTTTCTGTGGCTTTGTAAAGTCTTTTATCTTCTGGTAGTTCGTCATAACTTTCATCCCATATACTATTAAAAGTTTGAAAACCAAGCTCACGTAAATATTTTAAACTATACTGCGGTCCAACAAGAATAAATGCTTGTTTACATACAATCGGTTTCCATATTTTTTCACTAAAAAATATGTGATGATGTAAGTTATGTTCTTTTCCATAAAATGTTTCGGTCACTAAGTTAATTAAACATTCGTCATAAATCATTCTATTGTAGTCATTAGGTCTGCTGCCACGAGAAAAATCTTCTGTATCAAAATTTAATGGTAATTTTGTTTTTGTTATTTCTTTTTGATTATTCAGTATAATACCTATTTCTTGTGTGTAATTTTGATTATAAGACATAACATTTTGTTCATATGGCATACGACTACTATTGGTTTCATATTGTGTGTCTAAGCATGTGACTATGCCTTTGTCTAATAGATCAAAATAATCGATTAGTGTGACTGTTTGTAATCTATGAGGATGAGGACGATTATTAAGACAACAAAAGTATGTTGGTTTATAATATTTAATTTTATCCAAACGATAATCTATTAAATTATCATACACCCTATGATACCATTCTGGATAGTAAAACGTTTGGAAATTTCCAGTAAGTGGCCATTTAGCATATTCTTTTTCTGCATCTAAAAGGGACGTTGCAAAAAATACTTTTCCTTGTAAATTATTTTTTACAACAAAACTATCAATTTTACTAAATCTTCTGTAGGCAAATCCTTCTAAAATCTCGTGTAGTAGTAAAAATACATTTGGTTTATACAGTTCTTTTATGTAGTTCAGTTCTAATCTGCGTCTAAAATCTTCAATAAAAAAATATTTTCCGTTGCCTTGCCATTGTTCATAAGGTAGATATTGCAAACCAAAAGGGTTTGTATAACTTGTATGTTTTTTATTTGAATACACGTTGGGCAACCTTAAAATTATGTCTACGTATTTTAAAAGTTATATTATTTAATTCTTCTAATGTATAATTTTCATACAAATGTTTAAGTTGATCCATAGCAGCAAACATTCTTTTATCATTATTCATATTGTCATAACTTTCATCAATGATGCTGTCAAATGTTTTAAATCCTTTTGTTTTTAAATATTGCAAAGAATGTTTTTGCCCAATTAAAATTAGTATTTGTCCTGCAAACATAGGTTTAATAATCTTTTCAGTAAGAAACAACCCCGGTTCATGATAAAATGTTTCAGATGTTAAATTTACCAAGCTATTATAAATTTTTGGATTTAAATCAAACGGTTTACTATGTTGTAGTTTGTCAACACGCTCTACATAATCTAGGTGTAAAGGTATTTTGTTTTCCGTATCTTTAATATATTTTGCAACACTTTTTGGTAATATATCCGGCATCATACATCTTTGCATAAATTGATTTGCACTAAGTCTGTCAATCTCTCTAAAGCTAACTTTACCTTTGTCTAATAATTTTAAATAATTCATATATACCAACGATTGACATCTATGAGAGTGTTGCCTGTTGTTTAAAAAACAAAAAAAGTTTTTCTTTTTATATTTAGGAGAGGCATAATTACCACGAAAATGAGTTGCAAAAGTTTTAAAATGAATATTATAAACTTTAACAGAATAAAGTTTTGGCTTAGATGTTTGTTTTAACCATTTTTTATATAAACTTTCAACATGAAAATTACCGCTTAAATAAACAAGTCTACAATCCATATTGTATTTTTTATAAAATACGTGCAAATTTAAAAAATGATTCCAGCAGTCGCCTTCGCTATTATTATCAACTATAACTGTAGTATTAGGATTCTTAACAGCTCTCAAATATTTACTAGGAAGATTTAAAGGTTCGTGATAGTTTAATTCAATATGCTCTGCCAATGATGGATCGTCCTTTCAATACCTTCTTCATAAGATACTTTAGGTGTCCATCCTGTTTTACTTGTAAGCAAGTTGTGATTACTGTTAAGCCACCAAATTTCACCATGACGTGGATCTTTTGTATCCCAATTTATCTGTCCTGTCCAATCTAATTGTTCAGCAATGTAATCTGCACAATGTCTAATTTTTCTCGGATCGTCTGGTCCAATTGTATAGAAATTTCCTTTACATGAATCTCTATTTTCAATTACCGCCATCCATGCATCTAACAAATCACTAATGTAAATAAAGTTTCTATATGGTTCTGCATATCCTAAATTACAAGTATCGCCTTTGATCATTTGAGCAATAATTTGTTCTGTGACAAAAAAGTCATTGTCCTTACGTCCATAACTGTTTGTTTGTCTAAAACTTGCCCAAGGCAAACCGTATGCTCTACCAGCATATTCTAAATATTTTTCACAACCATACTTAGCAACAGCATAAGGAGCATTTGGATTAGGCTGAGTATATTCATCAAAAGCAACGCTTTCTTTATAAGTTCCGGTTTGTTCTACTTCATCTGAAATGGGTTGCCAGCCATAAACTTCCATAGTGCTTGCGAATACAAAATAAGGTAATGTGCTAAGTTGTCTACATGCTTCAATAAGATTAACTGTGCCAACATAATTTACTTCACTAAAACTTACTTGTTCATAAAAACTTTTTTGCACTTCAGTTCTAGCAGCAAGGTGAACCACAATGTCAGGATTCACTGACTTTACTTCTTGTTGTATTCCTGTATGATGTGTTAAATCTGTTTTAAGCTCATGGACTTCTCCAATTGCTTGTAATCTTGGCAACAAGTGTTGTCCAATAAATCCGCTAGATCCAGTTAGTAATATTTTCATGTAAAACTCCTTACTATATTTACAATCCATTAAGTATGTAGTTATTAAATCTGGTGGTTAAATACATTATGTTTGATATCGTAGATGAATTTGAAAAACAAATAGCAGATTTTTTTGGTGCTCCGTATGCTGTAAGCACTGACTGCTGCACTCATGCTATTGAACTATGTTTAAGGTATAAAAAAATTAAACATGTAACAATTCCTACACATACCTATCTAAGTGTTCCAATGACTGCAAAAAAAGTTGGTGCTACTGTGTCTTGGGCTAATAGTAGATGGGAAGAATATTATAACTTACACAGCAACATATATGATGCTGCTGTTTTATGGAGACGAAACAGTTATGTAAAAGATAGTTACATGTGTTTGAGTTTTCAATACCGTAAGCATCTTAGTTTAGGCAGAGGCGGTATGATTTTATTAAGCAGCAAAGAAGAAAAAGATGATTTAATAAAATTAGGATATGACGGTAGACACAGAAATGCTCCTTGGGCAGAACAAGATATTAACAGTATGGGTTATCATTATTACATGACACCAGAAACAGCACAATTAGGTTTAGACAAATTGCCAGATGCTATTACGTCTACTCCAAAATTGTGGACATGGAAAGATTATCCTGATATATATAATCAGGTAGCTCATATGATTTGAATAATCTGTGAAAAGGTTGATACTTGTCGTTTTTACGTAGCTCTCTGCACAAATAATCTTGCAATTTATGCGAATCCTTAATACGATTTGTTTGAACATATATCTCAATATCATGTTGCAATTGGTCTATTAATTTATGTGTAGACTTAGTTAATGTCCAGCCTAAATCTTTGTAAACATTTTCAACTAATAAATTTTTATGACTAGCAATATCTGGATGAATATCTTCTACAACCTTAAAACATAAATTCAAATCGTCAAATTCTCTAACTGTAATATTAGGTAGTTTTTTGTCATATAAATTTTTTAAGCCTTTTGCAATTTTTAGATCTTGTGGAAAATAATTTATACCAGATAACCCGTGTTCTGCAAGTATTGGATCAAAGGCATGAGCTTGCCATAATATGTTTTCTGTATAAGATTTATTTACTGATAATATAGAGGTATAGTTTCTTACAATATCGTTAGTTATACTCCAATTACGTTGATGCCAAAACCTGCGTTCTTTTGGTGCATGAAACACACTTCCATAATTTTCCCAATGAGTATTTGTTATCCAGTCAAATCTTTCAAAACCAGACCATAGTATTACAATTTTATCATGTTTAGTAAAATTAAATTTAGCATCCGCTTCAAACACCCTACTTGCAATACCAACATTACCCAAGCCAGCAATTGCAAAATTATAAAAGTCTACACCTTTATCAAGTGCCATAATATCTGCCCATGTAGGCCAGCCATACCTTGTAAAACTACAACCAAAAGCAAATAATCTATCCATTTTGAATAATCCATTTGTCTATACGTTTTGAATCAAAAAATATTTTATCTTTATAATGATTATTAAAATGTTTATTATTAGTAGTAGAAAAATTTTTATATACTTCTGGAGGAAATATATTTTCAGTTGATTTAATCATTTCAATTAAATGTTGAAAATTATGTTTTATTTTATATTCGCAAGCATCATATATGCGTGAATAATCATGATCCTTGTATTTTGCTACCTGTTGCCACAATGCATCTGCTCGGGCTTCATCGTCTTCTATACTATCAAAACTATAATCAAAAAGATTATCATATAAATCAAATCCTAATTCAACAAGTGCTTTATGATAGTTAGGCACACTAAATGTAATAAAAGGACGTTGATGTAAGATTGGCACAAAAGTTTTTTCTGTCATAAACAAACATTCAGTGTTGCTTTCACAAACTACACTCAATGCACTATCACTAAATTGCTCTGGAGGGTATAGTATTTCGCCGTCCCTTCCTTTCCAATCTAATCTTTTAGAAATCATATAATCAGTAAAATATTTCCATTCGTGTTCTTGTGAAATATTATTTGTTGACCAAGAAATGTGACCATAGTTTTCACATTTGTTTTTATACAACATATCCATAAAAATACATCGATGAGGATGCCCTCTATTGTTTAAACTTGTAAACAATTTTTTTGGTGTATTGACTTTATGTAATTTCCAATTTCGATCTATATGAGATTGTAAAACTGCGTTTGCAAAGTAATGCATAAATTGCACTAAGTTTTTACCTTTTGTAATGTAATGTCTATTGTTTAATTTACCTAAATATGCTGGTCTAAACAAATAAACTTTTACATTGTTTTCCTCTGCAAATGCAAGAAATTCTTTCCAAGAGTTTTTATCATTATAAATGTAAATAATTTCATATTCTTCAAATCCTATCACATATAAAGTTTTACATTCTGGACGTTGCATTGATTTTTTTAACTCAATGGCCATTTGTTCGTGTATACTATGGGCCCATACAAACCACCAAACGCATCCATTATTATCAATAGGAAAATTCATTTCATAAACTCTCTTGGATTAAAATCAAATACTTCATTTAATTTTTTTCTGTTACTTAGTTGAACACTAGCATTATTATGTATTTTATTCCAGTAATCTTTGTTTTTTTTACTAATTTTTATATTCATCACTTTTTCAACGATTCTTACATGATCTAATATATCTGGATGAGAGTCTTGTAAAACTCCAAAAGATTTGCTGCCTTTTTCAGCTTTAAAATATTGCATTTCTGGTAATGTAGCAGCAAACTTATTATACAAATCATTTACTTCAGGTCCGGCTATATCTGTATCTTCCCAAGCAGAAGGAAAAGCACTTGCTTGAAATTTTATTAAATCTTTATATGTGCCATTTACATGATTTATAGCAGTAGTATTTTTTACAATGTCGTGTTCCCAGGACCAAAAATACTTGTGATACTTGTTCCAAATACGTTCACCTATATTACTAAAGACGTTGCCATATTGTGCAAAGCCTTCGCCTAGTATTCTATCCTCACGATTCCAACTGGTCCATAGTATCATAATTTCATCATCTGATGTAAATTTATGCTTTACATCAGCTTCCATAATTCTATAGCTAATACCAACATTACCTATACCTGCTAAACCATAATTGTAAACTTGTGTGTCAGTTAATTCTCTATCTAAAATTTCAGGCCAACAAGGCCAATAGTAATGAGTAAAACTGCAACCAAATGTGAATAATCTGCGCATATATTGCCTTAAATACTGTATGAATATTTATAGTGTAAACGAATGGGATCCATTGAAAAAGGTTTGTGTTGGAGTCGCTGACTATTGCCGCATTCCTGAGATGGACGAAAGTTTGCGTGTAATAAATTACGCAGACAGACAGGATGTAAGTGATGTAAAGGCTGGTCTATATCCTGACCAAGTTGTAGAAGAATCAAACGAAGATCTTGAAACTTTTGTAAAGTTTTTAGAAGGCGAAGGGGTTGAAGTAGTCAGACCTAAGCGCACACCAGAAGTTGAATACTATAACTACTGCCCACGTGATACTGTATTTGTTCATGGCAACAGAGCTTTTGCTGCGCCAATGGCACTAGCAGCAAGAGAAACAGAATGGCGCCATCTACTGCCTGGTGTTGCTCCTATCGAAATAGGGCACCGCATAGACAGGACAGGATTATACGACGAATCATGTGTCGGAGATCCGGATCGCCTTGCCCTCACTGAAGTAGCACCATGCTTTGACGCTGCTAATGCAATTAGAGCTAACGACGATATTTTGTATTTGGTAAGCAATAGTGGCAACAAAGCAGGTGCTGCTTATTTAAGCACATGGATAAACAAACCTGAAAATAATTTTTCTGAGCCAGGCAACATACGTGTTCATAGATTAGAAAATGTCTATAGTTATATGCACATTGACAGCACTATTGCGTTCTTACGTGAAGGATTACTACTTGCTAATCCAAGCAGAATTAAAAGTATGGATGTATTACCTGCGCCATTCAACACATGGGATGTAATTTGGGCACCGGATCCTGTTGATGCAGGACATTATCCAGGGCTATGCAATAGTAGTATTTGGACTTGGAATGTCAACTTGTTTAGTGTTAATCCTAATCTAGTTGTATTAGAAGAACATCAAGAACCAACTCGTAAAGCACTAGAAGCACACGGTATTGAATGTGCTATGCTACCACTGCGTCATGCTAGAACACTAGGTGGGTGTTTTCATTGTTGCACATTAGATCTTGTTAGAGGCTAATAATTGATCCGTGGTTTGTCTGTGAAATTCAACTCCGTCATGCATACAATCTCTAGCCTCCATGCTTCCTGACGTAGGATTAATATATTGCATATCAACACTTAATAAAAAATCTAGTTCTCCTTCCCAAGTAAAGTTTACAACAGGAACTCCTAAACTTTGCCATACTAGATTGAAGCTTTCAATACTTGCAAACACAGATTTTTTAAGTTCTCCTATGTCTTGAATGTATCTTTTGCTCCACCATTTTCCGTCGATTGATCTTGTTCCACTCATATCTTTCCAACGAATACTACCATCATCATCTTCAAATCCAAATTGTTTTCTTGTAATCTGTGGCCACTGTGCTACTACTAATTTTGGCAAGGGTAAATTATTTAATTTCCATAAAAGACTGTTAAAATGTAGAACTTCAGGACTACTAGCTTGTTTTCCTATATTGACTAAATCAAGTTGCAACTCATTTGCTAACATACTACACCATATATCTTCAGTGTTTAACCCAACACCCTCTGTATAACTACATCCAGTTGCAAGTAGGAAAGGTTTTGAAATGTCATTTATTTCTTGCGTTCGATAACCTAGGCTGTTAAAATCATATCGAATTGTTTCTTTATGATATTTCCAGTCTTTTGGCATTTTTTTACAATTCTTTTTATATTCGTCTTGATCGTCGGTTGAGAAAAAATACATGCTTTTACCGTTTGTTTCTTGATCAACTAGCAAAGGACTATTTTTTTGAAAAAAGAGGGCCATAAAAATTACTCCAAATAAATAACTACGTATATTTAAAAATATCGGAGTCATAGTGTCTTATAACTGGTTTAACTGTCTATATTTTAGTCCAAGAAACAAATGCTTGCCTGAGCTAATAATGCAAGATGGTAATAGAGCACCGTTGCGACAAATAAGTAAAATAGAAATGCTTATGGATATTACCAAAGAAAGTTTTGTTGGTAAATTTAAAGAACCATTGATTATCTATAATGGCACCCATAATATTCCTAATTTAGATAAACTTTTTATAAGCGATACACACACCAACATTTTGAAAACTCAGCGTGTGCATTTTTTCTTTATGGAAGTGCTTACACACTATATTCCTAATCCGTGGGGAAAACTAGAACCACATATTCTTAAAATTGACAACGAGCCTGAAAAATTAAACAAAATTAGATGCTACGAACTTGATACATTAAATCAATGGGCAAAAGAAAATGATATAGATTTGTATGTATACTGCACTGATCATAAAAGTTGGGAATATTATCAAAAAATATATCCTAACATAAAATTAAGAAGCATGGATTTATTTGTAAGTTGGTATAGTAGTAGATTTCAATTACAAGAAGAATATAACAGAAGTGGCATGCTTCCAGGTGATATCTATCCAGTTATAGAATATAAAAAAATTAGAAAGAAGTTTTTTAGTGGATCATGGAGATATGATCCAAGTAGACATTTTATTACAGCATTTCTTGCAAGCGAAGGATTGACAAAAGATAACGAGATTAGTTTTTATCATAAATCAAGCAACGAAGATATGATTGCAAATATGTGGTTTGATTGGGAAAAGTTTGCAAATAAACATCCTGCTATGAGTCAATCATTATTAAAAGGAAATGAATTATTGCAACCACAACTTCCTTTGAGTTTTGAAGTTAAAAATCCTATATCTTGCGATTTAAAACAAGGCGATCCTGATTACAATACGCCAGGCATGTATAACAGACGTAGAACACAAGATCCATATAAAACCTACGAACGTGTATTTTGCGCAATCATAAACGAAAGTAGAGTTACTCAACCTTGGCCAAATGTCAGCGAAAAGACACTTAATGCAATGAAAAGTTTTAGACCATTTGTTTTAGTAGCAGCACCACACACATTAAAATATTTGAAAGAAATGGGATACAAAACATTCAGTGACTTTTGGCCTGAAGATTATGATGATATACAATGCACAAGCGACAGATTAGTAGAAGTTTGTAATACTATAAAATATATCGATTCATTTAGTATAGAAGATTGTAGAAAAATTTACAAAAAATTGATACCAAGGTTAATGCACAATTATAATGTTTTGCAAAAGAATTATAAATGGTTTGATGAATACAATTTAAAATTAGATTCCCAAAGTTCATCAGCCCAGTATGTATGTGCAGGCAATCTATGATGCCAATACATTTGTCCTTCAACACTGTATCCTTGGTTTAGACAATTTTCAAAAAAGCTGTAATTTTCATCGTCCCAATATAAAAAATTTTCTTTGTCAATTTTATCAGCATAATATTTGTATCTTTTGGAATTTTCACATGCTTGAAAACTATTCCTAAATGTATAACTTAAACTATTTGCTTTAAAAAAACTTTGTAATTCAATTATATTCATATACCTGTTTATTTGCCATTGCACAGGATTAATAAAAAGATGTTTGCTTAATGAATCTAAATTTTTGCGTATAGCAACTGGAGCCCAATCAGGATAATGCTGTGGATGTAAGTGTAAAACTTTTTTATCTGGTGAATAAGGAATAAATTTGTTTAAATTATATCTGTTTCTATCCCAATGATCATAAAAATATTCAGTGCGTTCAGCACCTGTCCAGTTAATAAAAAAATGTGTTGTTTTTGCTTTTTCAGGGTTATCTAATATCCAAAGCAATGTTGTTCTTTTGATGTAATCATTGCTACCACCAGGCATTGCAATATTTGTATACTTCCAACCAAGCTTCTTTGCAATTTGAGCTGAATAACAATTTTCTCTATTGTAATTGCCTTCGCCTATACCGCTGCCTTCAATTTCACTTCCGGCTGTGTGACTACATCCATTGATAAACAAATGATCAAACATTTACAGGTTCCTTTGGGATAATTATATCAGTTCCACAATGACAATGTTGTTTACTACATATAACTGGTTGCAAATCAAATGTCAAGTGTTCATCTAATATATTTCCGTGATTATTGCCTACACCACAACTTGCACTACTAATATCGCCACGTGGATTGATAAAAAGTGCATCATCTACAAAACACTTCCAACCAGCAAAAAAGTTTTGTCGTGCAGCAATAATTTTATTGCTGTTTACAGGTTCTATACCTGTGTCGTAGTGTGCATTACTAATTGCTTTGTTTTGTCTATAAGGTTTTGGAATAGTTTGCACACTTTCAAATTGTGCTTGTTCTAAAAATTCCACTTTTGCAAGATCTTTGTATTCCCACGGTCCTGCGTTGACACTCATTTCATCAAACAATGGCGTCCATTCTAAATTGTAATTTGGCACTTCTTTGCGCACACGTTCACCAAACTCTTTTACTTCCCAAAACCGTTCTTCGTGCATCAGCATCTTTGTGCAAAGATAATCAACTTTGTCGCATAAAAATTGTGCATTTTCAATATAACGATCTTTTTTGCTAAACTCTACATGAAAACTTGCAACAATGTCATCAAACAAGTGATAATGCTGTTCCCAATAACGCAAAGGTCTTGACAGATTTGTGTTTACCGCAACCGTAAGACTATCTCCTAATTCTGATTTCAAATATTCAGTAAGCGGAATAAAGTTTTCCCAATGTGTGGGTTCTCCTCCGCTGTAGAATATTTTGAAATACTTGTAGCCTCTGTCTTGATATTGTTGGAAAATATTTCTTACATTTTGTTTGTAAGTATCAAGTGCTCCATTGTTGCGATTGTCTCCTGCCCAGTTTCCTGGATTGCAATAGCTACACTGGAAGTTACAAAAGTTATTCACTTGCCATGTGATAGTAGCATACGGTTCTGCCATTGGTGTGATTTTAAGTAAATTAGACATATGCTCTTAGCCACTCCAACTCTGGAAACGTTGCCCAAAAATCTTCTTTGCGATGTTGATCTAATCCATGATTCTTTTCAAAAAATTGTTTTAGTTTAACAGTATCAAGTTTGCCTGTGTTCATAAATTGTATAACACTATCAATCTTTCCTAATACATCTTTTACCACATCAGGCTTTGTGGCAATACGATCTTTGATTTTGTCATATGCCCATGCTTTGTAATCAATATACTTGCTGCGTAATTCTATTTTAAAATCATTGGGTATACTATCTAATCTCATAAAGTCAGGATCTGTAAGCATGTTTAATCTACAATTTTCAATGTCTACTAATCCACGTTCTACCCAGTCCTGATGAAAGTCTGGCCAATTCCATGCATTGTATAAACTAATAGTAGGCGTAAGTTCAAAGTGTATGTTTGGCAATTCCTCAAGCATTTCTTGTCTATTGCGCTCTACAGTTTCCCAATGTGTTCCGTGTCGCATGAATTCTGCTCTTGAACCCATTGCATCTAAACTTGCACTAACTTGAATATCAGGAAATTCTCGCCAATAATCAATAATACTTTTTTGCTTAAATCTTAAATTACTGAAGTTTGTGGTATAGCGTAATCTTACATCTGTTTTGCCAGTTTCAATCCAATGATCTAAAATCTTATAGTGTTCGTTTGTAATCAGTGGCTCACCACCTGCCCAGTATACTTCTTCAACATCAGGCAAGTATTGCTGCAATTCATCCCAAAAGTTTTTGTGCTTTGCAACATTAACAATAATGCTGCCGTTGTTTTTAAGTATGTTTGCAACTTCGTGTTTACCATATAGCTCACCATGTTCTTGTGCATGTAAACTGCTCAACTCAGGTCCGCATGTCCTACACTTCATATTGCAAATATTGCTGAAACGTATGTCCATGTATGCCATGCGCATTTCGTCAATGCTGCCATCAGCATTTGTTTTTTCTACCAAATCAAAATGCTTATCACCAAACCACTGATTGTGATTTTTGCGCAATGTCCAAATGTAAGTGCTGTCTTCAAGTTCATAGCAACGTCTACAGCAATCCAGTTTTTCGCCTTTTAGCATAGCAAGACGTAGTTCTCGATACTTGTCGCTGTTCCATACTTCTGCGATAGTGTTTTCTTTTACATTGCCAAAAGGTTGATCACTATCTGCAATACAACAAGGCATAGCCCTGCCATCAGGCCAGGCGTGCATGTGTATCCAAGGCAAGATACAGAACGCTTTATTCTTTTTTAATAAATGTTCTTTATCCATTTAATAATCCTGCAAGTTCTGGGAATGTCTCGATAAAATTCTCATTGCGAATTTTATCACGTCTAATAGTATTATGTATAAACTCTTTACCGTGTTCTTCCCAAGTATGAGCACTGGTTGCAAAACGCATTGCATTTTCTACATGCTGCACACACCAGTATTCGTCTTTGATTTGATTGATTAGTTTTAACAATCCTAATGTGCCTTTTTCTTTTTCTTCTGGTGGCAAGTTTTGCGCACTGTAAAAACTTGGATTTAGCAAATGATAAATGCTGATATAATCGTGTTTGCGAAGCAAATCTTTATCAATCATATAAGTGAAAAAATCACCTAGTGTGACATAATTCAAGTTGCTTAACACACAGTTAAATTGATAATTAATAAAGTCTACATCTCTAATTTTGCGTAAATTGTTTTCTACTGTATGCCATTTAGTGCCATTGCGTATGTATTCGGCTTTTTCACCATAATGATCTAAACTTGCACTGACTTCTACACCTTTGAAGTTGCTCCACATATCAAGTATATCATATTTTTTGTATTTAAAATTGCTCATGTTTGTGTTATAACGCAACGTAATATCTTTACAGCTACCATTAGCAATCATTTCTTCAAGTATTGTGTAGTGTTCATCTGTAATCAGTGGCTCGCCGCCTGCAAAGTATGCAAGTTCAATATTAGGTATTTGTTCAAGAACTTGATCCAACAACTTGCCACTTTTGTCAGCATGTTGCACTATACGAAATCCAGGAGGTGGAGCATCATGTTCTTTGTGTTCCTGTCCCCATTTGCTTGAAAATTCACTGCCGCATGTTCTGCATTTAAAATTGCAAATATTGCTAAAACGTATGTCATAATAAGCCATTGTAAACTTATCAAGGCTACCGTCTTCGTTTGTAAAAGGCACTAAATCATCGTATTTGTCAGCAAATTTTTCAATGCTGTATTTTCTAAAACTGTATGGCGAGCTTTCTTCATGCTTGTAGCAAAATTCACAGGCTTCATTTTTCCTTCCAGCAAGCATATCCAAACGTAATTGTTTCATACGCTCAACATTAAATGCTTGTTCCAGTGTGGTATCTTTTACGTTAGCAAAAGGTTCAACATAGTCACTGCTACAACAAGGATATACATCTCCTTTTGGCGTCACGTTTAAATGTAGCCAAGGAAACATACAAAAAGTTTTACTGCTTTTTAAATGATCGTCTTTCATACAGAATCCAATACCTTTACTAATTCTGGATGCAAATATGTTTTATAAGATTGTTGCCTATTTTTATCAAAATGCATGGTTTCTATTTTTAATTCACGTATTTTATCTATACTATACTTATTATTATGAATACACGATGCAAGGTAATTATTGAAGCTTTGTGTTTGATATCCTAATCCATTTATTAAATCGCTGCCTAGCATCAATAAATTATTGGGCAGCCAACAAACGTCAATTGCTCGTTCAATTGGAAATACATTTGTTATTACAATATCTTCAAAGTTATATTTTTCTGCCCACTTTACAGTATTTCTAATATCGAGAAAGTTATATGTTGTAGCTACAAAATTAATTTGGACAGAATAATTTTCAATTTTATCAAAAAAGTTTTTGACATTGTTTTCTAGTATTTCAAACGAGAAAGGGTATCTTGTATATTCATATACTTTACCAACACCGTCTATGCTAAAAGTTGCATTTATTTTTTTAAACTTATTCAATCTATATACATTTGCATTTGAAAATTTTGTTGCATTTGTGTGCATCTCTAAAGTTATATTTTCAGCATATCCGTTGTCAATACAATAATCAAGCAATTCTAAAAACTGATTTGACAGCAACGGCTCTCCGCCGCTTACTCTAATATTAGTAATGTCTTTTAACACAGGATATAATATTCTAATATCATGAGGTTCAATATCAGGTATACTGCTCCACCAATATTTGTATCCATTTTTTTCAAAAAGCTCTGCATCTTTATTGAGCTGACTGCTTAATGCTGGATGACACATTCTACAACGTAAATTACACTTATTACCTAAATGAATATCAAGCCATTCTAATTTGTTATCAACTGTTGTGTCCAACATAAGTCTTGGACTATTGCCCATAGTTTTTTCTGCATTATAACAACCTTGGCATGCTCGAGGATACTTTCCTTCTAACATTTCTGTTCGGATATTTTGCAACTGAGGTAGATTGAATAATTCTTCTACGTTATTATGTATGTTTTTGTTTGTTCCCAGAGGATCAGGATCTACAGGACTTGCCATATTACAGCATGGATTTACACATTGTATACCGTCTTGGTTCCAATGACTAATTGCAAGTTGCTTGAAAGGATAATAACAATAAGAATTATCTTTAGAAGGTTTCATTGGCTTCCTTACATAATGCAAAGAAGTCGCTCATTTCGGGAAATGTTTTTTCAAAATCTGTGCCACGTCTACGATCGTGTTCTTTGAAGAAGTTCCAAAAGTCTTTGCGTCCTTCCCTAATTTTGTTTACATCGTATCTAGTTGTTTTCATGTAATCAACAACACGCCTAAACTTTTCATATTCCATTTCACTGAAATGTTCTTTACTACCTTCTTTTACATTATCTTTGATAAATTGTAAATGGCTTTCCATATAAGGTATATAAGTTTCTTTAGGCAAAATGTTTATATCATATTGCAGTGGTTCTTTCAAATAAGGTGTATCAAAATGTATACGTTGCCAACGCCCACTGTTTACATCATTATACATACGCCTTTGTTCTAATATTTTTTCAAGCAATGTTTGGAATGTTGTGACACTGAACAAACTAAATGTAATCATGTATGTCACAGGTGCAGTTGTATTACGCATAAAGTAATCAAAATTGCGCTCAAACACTTTTAAGTCCAATCCATCACGTATATACTCTGCACGTTCGTTCCATGTATCTAAACTTGTAAACAATTTAAAACTTTTTATTTTGTTTTGTGTGAGCAAACTGTTTACACTATCTGTAAATTTTTCCAGTTGTTTTTCTTTGCCGCCAAAATTACTGTTTACATTTAATTCAAGATGTGGCTTTGGATCTTTTTCAAGTTCATCAAACATCCTATACATGCTTTTTTGCATAGTAGGTTCGCCGCCGGTGATACGTAAAATGTTCAATGTTTTGCTAACTTCAGGCCACCATTTCCACCAAGCACGTAAATAAGGGTTTGAATCTTCTTCATAGATACGGAACCAGTCAATATCACATCTATGATTCTTACTTTGTGAATACGGTCCGTGTTGTCTTATTTCATTGTAGTATCTGCTGCTTGCTTTTGGATGACAATATCCGCAACGGAAATTGCATTCGTTGCCAAATGAGATTTCAATATACTCAGGATTAACATTAAAGTCCCATTTGTTAAATTTTACTTCTTTTAATCTATCTTCGTTGTAAATGCTACCACTGCGGATATGTCTGTCACTGATATAATCATCTCCCATGTTCTCAACGTTCCAGCAATACTGACATCCAGCACATTGTTTGCCTTCTAGCATTTCTTTGCGTTCTTGTTTTTTATGTTGTGTATTATGCAATGCACTGGGATTTGTTAACAACTCGTCAATATCAATTTTGTGAGGTGCTGGATGATAACAACTGTGTGTTTCGCCTGTTTGTAAATAAATTGTTGTATGATACCATTTTGCAAAACAAAAAGTCGGCGAAAAATGCCGCTTTGTGATATCATTGATATATTTTACTCTGTCTGTTTGATTCGACATTATCGTCCTTTACGTGGTATCCTCGACGGATTCATATACACCGTTTTAAAAAAGTTGCTTTGCTGTGCATTCAAACATTCTTCTGCAATAGGCAGTTCTAGTTCATGAATAAGTTTTTCGCCAAGTTCGATACTGCCTTCGACTTCATCAACTTCGCCTTTACTATCCCAGTAATTGTTAAGCCATTCAAAATCACGCACATTAACAAAATCCCAATCGGTGCACATTGTTTTATATAACCCTTCTCTGGCACCGTATATAGCCCAACGTCCGTTTTCAACATCTGCACCTATCATTAACCAAACATACAACCTATGCAAGTTTTTCCAATGATTTTTTTGAAACGCTTCTACAGTAGGTTTCATGCCTCTGTCTAATGCCATTTTAACACCTTCACGGAAACCAGCACGCCATGCTTGATGTGGTGTAGCATTATTCATAATTTCACTATGACATTGATTGATTTGTATGTATTCTAAATCCCAACAAAAATCAACTTGTGCATGTGGATTATCAGGATCTGCATTTTCATGCGTTTTCATGCTGAGAACTTTTTGTTTGGGCCAACACTTGATTCCACCATTGCCATAGGTAAGTCCGTTGATTGTATTTTTAGCACTCCAACTTACAACACAATTTTCAAATGCAACTTCTCTGTTCCAGTGTGCATCTTCGTGATTATCTAGATCAAACTCTCTACCAAGAAAGTCTGCATTTACAATGTTATCACCGTCAATAGTAA